CGGTATGGATTTTCTATTAAATTGTAAAGAAGGACGAACTGTTAAATTACCAAGCTCGTCCTTATATACATTCTTACAGCTATATGTAGAGTTTTGTTCAGCAACGAGAGGATTATCATATATTCTCAAACCTTCAATATTATTTAGGTTTACATAGCCTAAAGCTTCAAGGTCATCATAATACGTTGGTAATTTATGCGTAATAGGTTCTCTTTTAAATATTGCCATTAGTACCAACCTCTCACTGAGTGATATTGCCGCTGGCGCTCATTTCTATGAGTATCTACAGCAGCAAGCAATGTTTCAAACTGGTTTAACTCGGTTATTGACCGTACTTTATCATCCAGTGTTAAAACTTGACTGACTACATAATGCGGTGCTAGATTTCCTGCAACATCTGGTATATCGTAACAAGCATTTTCCTGCGAGTTATCTGTTGGCCAGAATTCCTTAACAAAAGCTTCTTGATTTACCTCAAGTTCTTTATCTTTTTTAAAACGATAGACTTCGAAATTGTTTCCTTCATCTACTATTTTTGGATATGTTGCATTATAGAAAAAAGTGTATGTATAAATTTTGTCAGTAGTTTTTACTTCGTCACCAGTAACAATCACACTTCTTTCACCGATAAAATTTGTCAAAATAAAATTTTTGCCGTTTAAATAAGCATCTTGCTCATCAGCAAATGAAATAAAATCAGGTGGCATATCCACTCTTGCTGGAAGTTTGTCACATGATATTTTAACAGTATATTCCCGCAAATTTGGCAAAACACTGTGGGCTATACGAAAGAAAGCTTCATTCAAAGCTCGGGGGATTGAATTCGCATAACCCACTCGTTTTGCTTCTTTTTCAGGAATAGCCAAGATGTCGTATACTCGCCTTACAACGTCGTTATATGTCATCTTGCTCTACCTCCAATTAAGATTTTGCAGGAACTGTAGGATTGATGTATTCCTGGAAGTCTGTCAAATCAATAAATGTTGCATTACTGGTAGTAATTTTTTGAGCTGCACTTGTTGAAGTATATTTGGTTGTTTTAGAACCAGAGAATGCTTCACCAGATAAATCTGCGAGCGAACCCATTGCACAGTAGCATACAGCATAAGGGTCACAGGTATCAGTCTTAAATCTTGCACGACCATACCAAACCATTGTATCATTACCATCTTGCAAGTAAGATTTAACGGTAAGAGGAATTCTGTCCCAAAGAGTGAAGCCAAGTTCGGAGTTATTACGTTGAGGGTCAACTACCAAGAAACCAAGTTCTTTGGAACCGAAACCAGGTAAACCATTTAAATAAGGCCATTCAACCATTTCATACTGGTCACCAGCAAGAGGACCTTCAAAAGGACCTTCTGTCAAGGATGCGCCAAGAGCTGCACGAATTGCTTTATTAAACATAGAGTTGGAAGGAACAATAATACGACTATAATTCAAAGGAACCAATCTACCGTCGTAGTCTCTATGCAATCTACCATGTTCTCTGATTTTATCAAGAGTGAAACGAATTTGGTCATATACAGCCATAGCTGCAGCAGTATCACCACGAGCAGGATTTACCTTAACGAGGTTAATACCTTTATCATCAAATTTAGTACCACCGCCACCAGTTACAAGGAATTTGTTACTCTGAGGTGCCGTTGCATAAGTACCAGCAGGAACAGTATTACCAGGATATTGAGTATCTGCCGAACCAGCATTTGTCCAAGGTTCGTAACCATTCATTTCAACAAAGTCATCTTTGTCAGGAACTTTAACTGAAGTGTAGTGGTATCTGTTGAAGTACTTCTGTTTAGCACCATCAATTTCACCATCAATGGAGTCAATGGATTCAAGTTTAAACTTCTTACCGCCATAAGTATGAACACCAGCTAATGCACCAGATACCGTGGAAGCACAATACTGTTCTCGCGTTCTAGCATAGTTAGTACCAAATTCTCTTACTTTAGAATTGATTTCCAAGTCTTTGTTATCTTCGAGAGCTTCCTTAGAAATCGCAAAGGAATCTTTCCAAGTCTGTGCAGTAAAGGTCTTACCATATGAATCTTCCCAGTCATGTAACTTAGCAATTTCCATATCTTCAGAAGGACGGAAACCACCGTGAGCAACCGAAGTATGATAACTTTGAGAGTAGCCACTTAATGACTGATGAATAAACAATTTATCAATCTTGCTGCCCTTTTCAAATTCTTCTACTTGATTTTCAAGTAACATAGGAATACTGAGACCTAATACATTAAATTCAGAACTTGCAATAGCCTCACTAATATTAAATATAATAGCCATTATTTAGCACCTTCCTTTCTAAGATTGTAGAACTGAGTCGCCCAATCTTGTTGAGGTCTACGCTCAGTCAAGTTGTTAATATCGGCCATAGTTGCGAGTGGAATACCTACAAATTGAAAATCTGAATCATCTGCGGGTACAGGCACTTCGGCAAGTAAATAGTACTGGTGATCTGCATCTAATGTACTGGGCTTTTCGGCAAGTACAGTACCAGCATTTGCAGTACAATCAATAATGCAACCTACGTCTAAACCGCCAAGGCCCATGATTTCAGTATAACCACGGTTATTCGATGGACCAGCAGCATTGGTGACAGTAGGTTTAGCATTTAAAATAACGCGTTCAGTTACTGGGTAATTGAACTTTCTAAAACCATAAATTTTTGCCATAATTCACCTTTATCTTTTATATTCTGGATGTTTTTGAAGGAACTTCTTTATGTCGTCCTCCGAGGCATTTGGCATATATTTACGAACATTTGCAATATCAGCTTGTGTTACTGGAATAACTGATTCAGCTTTCGCAGCATTACCAGGTAACGAGCTCAAGTGCGTCAATGAATTAGCTTGTTGCTTTTGAGCGACAGCAACAGGGTCGGATGGTTTGCTTAATTCATCATAATGTACTGCAACATATGCTTTGTCTACTGCAACGCCTTTGGCAATCAAAGCTTTAGTCTCATCATCTAAAGAATCAATAGATGTTATTTGTAAATTATACTTTGCATTCAAAATAGCAAGGTCTGCTTGTTCTTTAGACTTTTCAGCTTCAGCAATTAGCTGCTTAGCTTTAATCACGTCAGGGTGAGTACTTACAATGTTTTCAATAATAGGCTTTCCTGCAGTAGGATCGATACCCGCATCTACAAGTTTCTTATCTAAACCCGAATTTAAAGCATCATCCCAAGATGAAAAACCTAAAGCCGTTGCTAATTCAGCTCTATCCTTTTCGCGTGTTTCAGCGAGTCGCTTAGCAAATGCTTTTGTAACATTGTCGTCTTTGTTTTGTTCCGTACTCGGCGATGGTACGTCATTAGCGCCAATTTCCATAATTGTTCTCCTTATTTTATGGGCGATGGTAAGTTCGGATTCTTATTTGCAGCCCTCTTTATAAAATATAATGCGCTAAAAATAAACGATAACGCTTATTTTTAACAAACAATATACAAATAATATTTTAATGTTTTACCTTCGCCAATGTCTGAGTCACTTAGCCAGTCTTTTGCAAGAGTTATATAAGTATTGGTATCGAATTTAGGATTATAATAATCAGAATACATCATATTTACTACAGCATAGAAATCATTTTTATCATAGCCAGAAGCATACGACGAAGTCTGGTCATAACTCCAATGCTCACCTGTAGTACCATCTTTATTCTTCATATAACTAACCCATTCATGAGCCATTTCCTTAGATAAATGCTCGCCATAAAGCATACTGTGAAGTTCATGCTTATAATGAATGTACTCTTCATGGTTAGTTTCTTTTAATTCACATATGAGTTCTTCAAGCATTTCACTTAATTTCTCCATATGCTCATGTTCACCATTTTCAACAATATTTTTAATATAATGTTTGACTTTCATAATAGCCTCCTTATGAAGCTTTTAAAATGCTATAAAGTTTTTCAATATCTGTTTCGTCTACAAAATAATTGATAGGCTTTATAAATATTTTACCAGATTTAGCAATAGCCTGTTTGGCTCTATCATAAATAACTTCAAGCTTTACATTACCTGCATCATCAAAACAATCTGACCATAATGCACTGTTATGCATAGCGTTATAGTATTTAGCTACAATATTAGGAATTGATGGTACTGTAAAATAAAGCATGAATTTTGTAAAGCCTTGGGCTTTTGGTGCAAGCTCAATATCAATGTACTGAGCAAGAGCGCTTTGTATTTGTTCTAATGTTACTGTCATAGTTACCTCGCTTATAGTATGCCCGAAGTACGAATACCGCGGGCATACATAATTCGCTTTTAAATATCGCTTACGCGTCTAATTATAAGATTGCTTGTACCACCTGTAATAGCTACGCCAGCATTAGTTAGCTGTAGAAGTGCAGGTAAATTACGTACATTCGAACAACAATTTGATAAAATTCTTATATCGAAAGGTATATTTACTTGTACTGTAGAGCCAACTGTAGCTGTAACTGTCGCAGTATATATTGTAGTACCATTGAGCTGTAAATTAACAACAACATTACCTGCTGCACCAGCAACAACCGATGCATTGTAGGTTATTTCATAGAAGCCTGTTTCGTTTATATAAATTGAGTTGTTAACATTCGTAGTGACTGTAAATGTCGGAACACAAGTACTTGCTTGAGCAATTTGTCGTGTCATAACACCAACAGGTAAGAGTGTTGCAGTTGGAATAGGCCCTATAGACGTGTTAGTTAACTGTAAAAGTCTGTATTCACTATCGGCCATAATACCACCTCCTTAGGTAGCATTTGTCGAGCAGCTACAAGACGATGCTGGAGTGAAACTACATACAACTGACGAAGGAATTGCGGTCTTAGTAATACCATTTACAACTGCCTGCAAATTAGCTAACTGATTTGACATCGTGCTCATGCCTGTAGTAACAGTTGTGTTAATAGCTACCTGGTCCTGCTTAAACTGATTGATACATTCATACAATTCGTTAAATTTAGTATCAACATACTTGTATAATGTTAAACCAGCTTCATCAGTATACGACTTAGCTTCATATCTGGCAATGATAGCATCCTTTTCTGCAAGAGCATTTAAGAATGACATATCCATTGCACTTGTACAATTACGCGAAGTACCTTCGGTAACATAGTTCTTAGCAGTACTTCCTAACAATCCGGCGCTATTTAAAACGCCTAAACTTAAACCGGCGATACCAGTACCTAACCCAGCACCAGCTACACCTTTTGAAGCGAATTCACCCATAGTAAATTCTCCTTTAAAAATTTTATTCTACTAATACACTCTTTATTACTTATGAAAATCTGCAGCTATTCACTTATAACAAATTATGTATTAAATAGTCGAAATGAATTCACTCCGCAAAACACTCTTTATCGTAATTTTTATTCCACATAAACTTCGTTATGTGCTTTTGTTTTACATTCTTCTACATAAGCGTTATATTCTTCAAACTCAAGTTCTTCAGTACCTGCAAGTTTTTCTCTTAGAATTTTATTTTCATCATTTGCAGAATACTTTTCTCTTATGTATTGAACAACTAAGCTATCATATTCAGCTTTTAATTCTTCTTCAGTTTTTGCAGGTGGTGTATAGTCTTTTAAAACACCTTTTTGTTTTATTTCCTTTTTTACACCTGTTTGTACTTTAGTGATTTTTCCTTCGCTATCTACTTGTTCTTCATATATAGGAATTTCTACTTCTATATCTTCATATTCCCAATGTTTTGTATGATTACTTAAAGCTTGCATTTCTTCTTCTGTGAGTACAACTGTATTCCAACTTAATAAAGGAAATGATTGTACATTAAACTCACCACATGGTGTCATTGTATATGTTTTTTCTTCTAATTCTTCCATTTATTTACTCCTTTATAAAACGTTTGTGCCATATATTCTATATGGAATTAAACGAGTTAAGTCACTTGTTCCATTCGAATAGGCATAATTAACGCGTATCTCCGTATAGCTTTTCACCTGTATAGCTCTTGAAACAGAACTACCGCTTCCTCCACCTCTGGCATAGTTAAGATATAGATAAACCGACGATTGTAAAAGTCTAAACTTATATATTTGTGTCGCATAATCTGAATAATCTTTACATTCAAAAACCACGTACTTAAAATTACTTAAAGACATATTTAAAGTTATATCACCTTCCCCGTATGTAGAGGTAGGACTACCATTCTCCCATAACAATACACCATTTACATCACTTTCTCTTATTATTTCTCCTTTATATGGTTGATAGGGATATGGTATTGTACCTTTGGTTAGCATTATATCTCTAATAGTTGCTGACCCCTGTGTTTTTTCACTCTCCAAATTTAATGTTAATGTATAAGTACCAGCTGTTAAATATAGTGGAGTATCAATATAATATTTATCATCAGCTATACTACCATTGATACCAACACGAGCATATATATTTGAATTAGAGTTAAGTGTAAAAGTAATAGTATTGCTCTTCCCACCATTTTCAATAAAAACCATATTAAAGAACGAAGTCAGTGCTAAATCATACCATAACTCAATTCTCATTGTTTCACTAGAACTATTTCCTGATGCAGAAAATGATTTTTTTGTCAATAAATCATTGTCGAATAAATTCAACCCTTTCTCTACTTCTGCTCTTACTCTTTGTTCCATATCTTGATTAAGAGTATGTATAGGTTGATTAAGGATTACTGTTTCAGTATAAGTATAAGCTTCTGCTACCTCGTGGATTAAAATTACACCTGATACGGCATTTTTAAAAGTATCTACATCACTATAATCAGTATCCTTGATACCAATAGAGGGACCACCGCCCGAAATATTCTGTCCGATGTTAAAATGTTTATCATCTTGTTCATTCCAATTAACATCATCACTTGAATTAGTGTACTTAGAACAATAACCATGATAACGAGCTCTATCGGATATGCTAAATAGAAAAGCATAAAATGCACCATCAGCATATCTCCAATCCAAAGTTCCTAAATCAGTATATCTTGTTTTTCTATATACAGTTCCTGTACCGTCACCATTATCAACTATACTGTCATAAGCACCTAAGTTATAATAGTTTTTATTGTTTACTTCGTTGATAAATGATTGTGTGTAACCGTCTGTCGTACTTGTTCCTGATGTACCTTCTGTATTTGATAAAGTTGGTATTTCTAAATTAACATCTCCTGTACTTCCATTTACTGATGTGACTCCACCTATCAGTTTATTATTTTTTAAAGTTTGCAACAAATATGATAATCCTTCTTTATCTAAAAATTGTTTTTCTGACATTTTATTTCACTCCTATTATTTAGATGCAAAAGCCGAAGCAAACCCCGTACGAGTTGCCGCTGGCGTAGTTATTGCCGGGGGTGCCATAGCTGCCGATAAAGCGGAAAGCGTAGTTGCCATTGACGCTAGGTGAACGAAGCCACCAGGAATACGCTGAACCCGTGCCATTCGATAAGCACTTCTTCCTAGTAATACCAGTACGGTCATCGCTACTAACAGCTTTCCAATAATCATATTGTGTACCTTCACTTGCGTATCCTGACGAAGTTGTACCATCAATTTCTACTTCCGAGAATAACCAGAGTTTGTCTGATGACGTAGTGATTGTTGTAGATTCGCTACCTGCTGTGGCTTTCTTACTGACCGACTTTACATAAGATTTCAAGTCACTTGGCAATTGACTAAGCAACGTTGCCATAGTGCTTGACCTCATCAATGAACTATCCCAACCACCAGCATTTGTGTTTGATGAGTTCATTGGATATGTCGTTGCGAGCAAGTTTTTCATACCAAATGTAATTGGTGCTTTTCCACTGCCGTCTGCCAAGTCATCATGATCAAATCCCATAATCACGAGAGTGACTTCTTCGCCAGTAGTTAAAGTAATTGTTTTTTCGTCGCCTACCTTCCACAAACTTGACGCTGTACCTGCTTTTCCTGCTGAATCGATTTCTTCCCAGCTGGAATTTTTCAAAGAATATAAATCAGACACAATGTCTTCTATATCTGATTCTAATATTGCATCAACATCAGAAGCACTGCCCGCTTCGCCTTTCAAATTATGAAATTCGAAATTCATGACAGGCGCATCAATATCGCCAGCAACTGTTACATCAACACTAGGTGTACCAGTACTATCGTCAATCGATGCTGTGGCGGATATACTAGGAACAACTCGCCCTAAATTTATTTTTTGTACTGCCATATAATACCTCTTATTCAAATACCGCAATTAACTCGCCATTATCATTGATTTCAAAAGATGGTGTTTTCCCATCTGCACCAGCAGCACCGGTATCGCCTTTTTCACCCTTAAGATTTGTAAATGCAAATTTAAAGACCTTAGCTGTATTAGTCCCGCTTGATGTGACTGAAACAGTAGGAGTACCAACAGTATTTGTTACCGTTGCTGTGGGTGTACCGAATCCGGCAGCTTCACCGGTATCGCCTTTATCGCCTTTTGCACCATCAACACCATTTTTTGCCGAAACTGTGACAGTCGAACTAGTTTTATCCGTCATAGTAAACGTTAACGGTGTTTTAGTATAGCCGTCTGAATCTGAAGTACTTCCAGATGATACTGCAGAAACGCCTACGCCGGCTGCACCTGTCTCACCAGTATCGCCTTTAGGAATTGTGAATGAAAATTTATAAGGGTCGCTTACAGTACCACTGCCTGTCAATGAAACAGTAGGATTCGTCCCAGCGCCACCAGTACTAGCTGTGGCAGACTTTGAGAATACTGACGCTGGACCTTGAATACCAGCAGAACCAGAAAGGTCAGTAAGATATTCATATGCTGAAGTACCTTTAACATAAAGTTTCGCATTATCTTCGTCTTCAACATCGCCAGTATTGATTATCGCAAAACCGCCTATAACTACACCATCGTTTGCATAACCGGCATTAAGTGCAGCTACAGATTTATAGATAATATCTACTTTGAAATCTCGACCAGCAGCACCTTTAATATTACCAATAAGTTGCCACGATAGTGAATTACCATTCGTCAAATAAGCATATAGATTAGCGGAATCCCTATTTAAATATAGGTCATTTTTAAGTGCTATATTACCTGCAGTGGTTAATTCGGATTGTATATCCGCTGCAGTATCGGCTGTACCGGTATACCACATACTACCTTTGACTCTTCCTAATATTGTTTGTGACATAATTTTCTCCTTTTATTTATTATTTTAAATTTAATACTAAATTACCATCAACTATTGCATAGTCGGTTGATTCTACTGAAAGCTGAGCATAACAAATTAAATCACCATTTTCAATTGCAAATTTGATAACACCCATGCCATCATTGCCTTTATCGCCTTTATCGCCTTTATCGCCTTTTACGCCTTGTGGTCCAGTATCACCTTTATCACCCTGGATACCCTGTTCACCAGTATCGCCTTTATCGCCTTTATCGCCTTTTGCACCATCAACACCATCAACACCATCAACACCATTTTTAGCATATAATTGCAAATTATACGTTTCGTCATCGGTTACAACGTTAACGGTGGTTTCAGTATAATCATTGCCTTCGGTATGTGATAATGAATAAATATCTATTATACTATTACCACGTTCGCCTTGTATACCCTGAATGCCCTGAATGCCCTGAGGGCCACGCATATAGATTTCAGTTTTTATAGCAGTAGTAACATCAGCAATACTAGATTCTACTGTAGTGGTAACATCGGCCGTATTAGAATCTATTGTAGTGATAAGTTTGTCCATACTATACCTCACACATTGTTGGTGGCTTCTGCAATAAATAATTTCGGACTTAATAACTCACGTTTCAATGAAATATTGCTAATCGGAAATACTGTAAAAATATCTTCGCGTAAATCACTATCTGTTAAAGTATTATTTGCTGTACCCATATATAATATAATATCGTATTTATAATTTTGAACGGCAAATTTATATGTATCATAATAATCTAATTGTATAGGAACTGTAAATAGATATGGCATTATGACATATTCACCATCCAATGTTTTACCCAGATGCTGGTATATATCTATACCATCGATATTACAATGATACACAAATATCTCACCATTTTCGACATCTGCTTTCGCAACATCTAATGTGAGCACACTATCAAGTTCTTTTATTTGCTGACTTGTAAACTTGTTGTAACCACCATCTGAATAATCGAATTCACCGTTATATTCCGGTATATGTACTCGCATATTTATATACTTTTGTAATACAATTTTATTATAAACATCTGATTTTATTGTAAATGCTATAACCGATAATAAACCATCGCTGGGCGGCAATATGAATGGCGCGCCATCTGCATTATATACATTGAATGACAAATGAATGTTTTCACCAATAGCTGCATAAATATTATTATTACGTACTTTCATTATCTTGCTCCATTGAAGTTCTCATCTGTGGTGACATGGGATTAGCAACTTCTGGCGCAGTCATTCCTGCTTGACCAGTTTTAAGCTCAATGTTAGAACCATTTGCTATTCCAGCCTGACCAGTTTTATTTGATCCTGTTTGAGACTTGCTTGTTTGACTTTCACCATTCTTTGCTTCTGCCATAAGCTGCGCAACATATTGTAATATGTCAGGATGCTGTAGTAAGAATTGTTTCATCGCAGGATCGAGGTCAGTATTGCGTTCAATAATACTACTATAAATAGATGATGCAAACGGAAATTGTAATTGTTTCATTATTGACCAATAAAGTTTAATTACAACGGGGTCTGCTACATTACCGAGCGTACCACTTAGGAATTGCTGAGTAATTGTTTCCCACATTTCAGTTTTATTGCTAATTAGCGTGGCATTATCTGCTTCAATGATAAAATTGTCATCCCAGTAAATTTGACCATTCTTATTGTTTCTTTTCAAAAACATGTATCGGTTAAATGTTAATTGTAAGACATCTCCATCAGTATCCTGTTTTATATAATATTGCGTCTCATCTGCATAGGCTAGCAAAAATTTAAAGACTTTTCTATAAATTTCACCATAAGCAAAGACTTTCATTCGTTGCTTGCTTTCTAACCTACCGGCTGACTGTGCAGCGGCAAGTTGTTTGGCTTTACCAGACGTGGCAGTAGTATCCTTTTTACCCTGGAAACTCTCAGTGACACCGAGTGTTGACCGTCCATACTGATACATTCTAGTTGCCAGAATATCGTCTTGCTGCATATTAGCCTGGATAGTCTGAACTGAGAATGAATCAATCAAACGTGGATCGCTTATGGGTACAAGTTTCAATGTTGAATCATCTGCAGGAATCTTGGTACCTTCAGGATATGTTACAAATGAACCGGCTTTTAGTATGTTCTCTTCTTCCTTAGTAGTCAAGCGGTTAAGTGTATCTTGATTCTGTTCTACTAAGTCAATATCTGACATACCATAAATATCTTCGTCAGAGCTTACGTTAAGTCTCATGACTACTGGTAACTCACGAATGTGATAGAACGGAATCTTGTCGCCTTTACTTATGATTTTTTCATAGCCAACATACGGATTATCTGGTTGACCATTTGCTATGAGTTGAGCACGCATCTGAGCGTTTTTATCTACGTCGCCGACATAAATATCCTCAGTAGCAGTCTCTTCATCTAATATGTTCCATTTTATTTTTCTACTACCACAGAGCGGGCATGGATTATCAAGATTTAGTATAGGTTCTCCACAATCCTTACACACTGCAACTCTACGTAATTCAAAGTAATTATCTTCTGATATTAGTACTTGGCTATTCTTAGCAAAGATGGTTCTACCTAAATCGCCATCTTCATTCAAGTAATAGCAAGTAACTATATTAGCAACATCCTGGCCCTCAACATCTGGCGGTATGTCTATACCATAGAGACGCTTTATGGAACTGCATGTTGCCGTGCTAACCAAGAATATGTATTCTGAATCATCAAAGTTGGTAATACCGGGTTGGAGATATACACTGCCAGCGGAATAATCACTGATTTTAACATAGCCATAACCAGAGTTGCTAGTTCTAGAATTATCCCATTCAATAAGATAGAAGTGATAACCGTTCTTGAGAGTGCCACGTTCTGCTCTGTCATTTACTGCAATACCTTTCTGATACCGCATAATGTACGATAAATAGTTAGATAGAGCAATAGCCCGCTGTGAATCTTCAGCGAGCATGGGAGTCACTACCGGTTCTGGAATCTGGTTGCTCACCTGAGCTTCAATCAATTCATAAACCATATTTTGATGGCATTCAGCTTGTACCTCTTTTTTGGTGGTTTTATTCACAATTTTGCCATCACCATTATAGAGTGAATTGCGACGCGGTATCTTAGCAATAAGTACATCTGCGGCACTTTTGGAGTTGGCATACTTTATGAGTACGTCATTAAATTTCATTCTGTTCCTCCTGTTCTTTTCTGAGTTTCCTATATTTCTTGCGTTTATAATGCTTATGCACCTCGTCAATAATACAGATTATTCCGCATACGATGACAGTAATACCTATCAATGCACCAGAAATTACGAGAAATGCTATCGCATACTCAACACCGTCCATACTCACCTCCATATCATACACCCATTAAGTCGTACGGATTGTGTACCTGATGCGGTGGCTCACCCCACAACTCAATGAGCATTATCTTATCGGCAGATGATGCGGAGTTGTAGTCTTCCAGCATATCATCTAACCAGACAGTCTGTTTACCAATTATTATCTCTGGCTTGGATTCATGTGCAGCAAGCATTGTCATTCTATTCAGTGCTTGCGACGTTGCATCGACATCATCATCATGCCTACCGTTGGGAAACTCTTTTAGCGATTTTGCCCAATCATCAAACCACGAAGACTGTTTATCCATATAGACGTGCCCTGAGTGGAATAGCCAGGTTACCGCCATAGCTCTAGAATATTTACCACCTTCAGGTTGTACGTCAATTACATTTTTAACGCCAGCAGTTCTTAACATCTGAATGGCAGCGACACCATTGGCCGCAGCTTCAATGTATCTATAATTTATACGATATTGATAGTCAAGCTGTTTTATTCTTTCTAGCAATTGAGGGAATGTGTAGTGTCCTTTCTCTGCCCATAGCAAGAAGTAATCATCTTCCAGTTTAGCCCATATCTGAAGTGCGTTGAAGTCGTTTTTCTCGCCATCTTTTAATGCAGCATCTACTGAGAGCGCTATACACGGCCACACTACCGTCTTACCATCAGTTCTAACTAAGCCTTTGGGAGTCAATTTACCAAACTCGCACGTTCTAAACATTTTATCAGTAAATAAGTTACCTTCTGCGATGGTGGGATTGCCTTGATAGTTATTTTCCCACGTTAACATGGAACCTTTACGAATATACGCTTGCTTGAATTTCTGTACCCAGAGTCTATCTTTACCAATTTCGGGGCACGGACCATCACCGAGTTGTCTGCCGAGTGGATCGTGCTCTGGGTCGACGCATTCGCACGGTATATTCAATATCTCAATGGCTTGCGGGTCTTCTAAACTCTTAATGACTTCAAAAATATCGCGCATATTCCAGCGTGTTTGCATGACGATTACTTTTCCACCAACTTTGATACGCGATCTGACTACTGATAACCAGTTATCCTCAAGTGTATCATTGAATGTTTCAGAGTTAGCTTCTGTACTGTCGTGGCATGTGTCATCAATAATAAGAACGTCTGCTGGGTTACCATTGACAGTACTCATAGTTGCTGACATACAAGTACTTTTGATATTCTTTTTGCCGTCGAATACTACCTCAAACTCATCATTAGTCCATTTGTTACCGATTTCAACGCCTGGCCACATACTAAGATTCCACTCAATCTTACGCTTGTTCTCAGCTGAAGCTTTAGTGGCAAAAGCAGCGGAATAAGAAATAATAATATCATTGTGACCTGGGTGTCGTAGCATGTCCCATGCAGGTATGGACTGTGCGCCCCATGTGGTTTTACCTGTCTGGAACGGTAGTGATATTAGCAAAAATTCTGTGCCGTCTGTTCTACCAGGTCTTTCGAGGAAATCCTGAATTCTGTTAGCGAGCAATTCATGTAGTTTAGTAGGTCTTAAATCTGGGCGGCAATGCAATACATATTTATAATATGATTTTATTGTGTCGCGTCGTTTGGAGTCTGCAAGGATTGCTTCGTACTGTGCTCGTGTCAGTACAATCTCAGGTGTATCAGATATTGCTTCTATCTGCGGCGCCTCGGTCGGTATTATATCAGGTTCTTCTGGCTCATCAAAGATATTTACATAGGAATTATTCATCTTCCACCTTTGCGTGAGCAAGCAAATATTTTACTTGACTATCGGATAATTGAGCAATGTTTGTTGATTTCTGTTCTACCTTATCTGCAGGTTTACCGCCTGAGGTATCTCTGATGAATGTCGCAGCTTTCGAGTCACCTTCTTCGACAGCCTTGGCAGCTTGACTCATTAAAATCAGATCTGTCAAAGATAAGCTGTCAATTTGTACTTGCTCAATTAGTTTGGGAAACAATGCCGATTTAGCAATGAATGATTCTTCATCGGCTTCCGATTGCAAATTGCCAAGTGATTTTTTGGGTACTGCTAAGGAGGCAATTAGACGACCAGATTCTTCCCAGTTATTGGTGAATATATTATTTTGACGGTTTTGTTGGAGTGCTTTAGCTGTCTGTTTATTGATGTCACTGTAGTCCATATTTACCTCCTTTGCAATAGATTATATGTAAACAGTAAATACTGGAGTTTTTAGCTGAGGCGCGTCGGAGGAATGTATTTTGGAAGGATCAGAATAGTTTTGAACTTAAACTACGCGCCTCATATAATATAATGCGCGCGACAACGACCGATAATGCAAAAATTTTACAAAATTATTACAAAGAGACTTCAGATGTAGGCCGGGTAGGGTATATTTTTATTTATTGATATGGAATCCTGTAGTATTGGATAGTTGTAGTATTCTAATGCCGGATGGAGGGCGTACTTTAATACTAGATAGTTAGTAGTCTATACGGAGAATCTTGCGACGGCGCCCATACAGTCATATATAGGAGGATAGGTGAACGTTCGAGAGCCGGGTACTGTCTGTTGTTTTTATAATATAGTATAAATAAATTGAATATATAAAATAAATAAAATATATATCAGTTTATTTAAATAAATATTTGATTGCTGAATACAGTCAGATTCGGCAAGAAGGAGCTTTTTATGACTATCAACGAAAAACTTAATAACCAAGGCAGATTCGTAATCGAGGTAACGGACTTGACGCACGCCGTTATAACGGATTCAAAGACTGGCAAAGTCTACGAACGCAAAATACAGGTACACCACAACAACGAATCGGCCCACCGGAAGGAAGGCTGGGAACAGTACATTGATACGACTGGAATCGAAGGCTGTACACTTAAACACTGGTATACAGTTCCGAAGAAACTTCATCCAACTTTCAATGAAACGACGAACCAGCGCGAGCTTGATAAAACAATCTTTCCTATCGTAATACATTCGGATTTAACCGGCAGAGTTAAAGTCAGCGATATGATTGTCTTAGTTTAACGAATTCGAAACGATAGCCGTCAGAAATGGCGGTTATCGTCTACCGAGAATGGCCGCTCGGTACTGATGATGATAGGCTAAAGGAGATTTAAATGTTATGTTTCCAATTGTTCGATAAGAACACTAACCGAGCTGTTAGCCTCAACCAGGTTGACGAAGAAATTTGTGCGCTGCTCGGTGAACCAGTGGACACAAAAGCTTACTGCCCAATCTTTAAATGGGAAGACAAAGTCTCATTCGGAACGATACAACACGCAATTAGTTGGTATGACACAATAGGTTTGGCACTTGCCACTGGTAAGTCATACGATGAATGCAGAGAGTTGAGCGACAACGAAAATGTACGCAAGATACTTGACTACCTTGAAAGCAAATATACTCCAACGGCATTCTACCAACCCAAATAAATCCGAAACAGCGCGAAAGCGCTGTCTGCTAAGAATGAGCGCTTAGCACTGACGATGGTAGCTCAAACAAATTTAAACCAAACAACGACGTAGCGATGATATGGAGTGCTCAGGTCAACTGACGACGCCGCAACGAAGAGTAGTTATGCGCTTTTTAATCGCTCAACGTGTCGCCGCGGAGCGGCGGCCGCCAACGATGACTGCGAACGATAACGGTTACAGACGGCGCCCCGAACGATGCACGGAACGACAACGATTTGGTTAAACTAAGCAGCTAACGATTATAGACGGCGCGGCATTGCTGTTAAGCCGCTTCGCTGCCGTTTTTACTGTCTTACAAAATTATAATATAGTAACAAAAGAAAAGGATGGTTTACAAAAATGAAATTCAACGTAACAGTTAACGAACACAAATGGACAATCAACATCTATCATGACTACGACGACCAATTTTGCGAGCTTCGCAAAAAGTATGCGACAGCGTATCCAAAGGACGTCGACGAAGACCATTTCGCAATTGACTATATTGTAACAAGTAGCGGTTTCGTTATGAGCGCTCTCGATTACAATGTTCTTGAACAATTTTGCAAAGAACATCGCATCGATGGACGAGACGAACATCCGGTTGACGTCATCGCAAACTTATTGATGGCGCAATGCGACTTCTAATACTGAAACAATAAACTAATGCAACGAAGTAGCGCTGAAGCATCGAGACATTTTACGATGCGACGGCGCTACTTCTAGCATTTTACGATGCGACGGCGCTACTTCTAGCGATTTGCCAGGGGCCTTAATGCGACATTTTAAACATGCGATGCAAGAATTTTTAGCGAAATGTCGAGCCACTTTTGGCCGTACAAGCGCAATTGCTTAGTTTAACGATTATGCATTTATGCGCATAAAACGGCGAAACATGGCCATTTTTTAAACGATTTATGCGATTTTTATGCGAATATTCGAGCATTAAACATATCAAAAAGCGTATTAGCGACCGCGCACGCCTACTCACTAGCAATGCACAAATTTTTTTGATTAAAAAAAAAATTTTTTTTTCGATTCACGAAAGAATTACGTGCGATGGGGTACGCCGTAGCACAGGAGCGAGCGCCCACGCGTTAATACGCATATTTGCCTAAATGATGCAAGAATTTTCGTAATAATTTACCACTTTGTTACTTGCAAATCAAACCTTGTTGCTCGTAACTTCCATCTACGAAAATTATAATATAGTAAATAAAATAAGGAAGGTTAACGATATGGACGAACTTGACGTATATCTTGATACAGAAAACCTCAACTATTTAAAAGAAGCAGCGAAGAACTTAATACTTTATCGGCAATGCGTTAACGAAGGCGAAATCTCAACTAGCAAAGCTTATAAAAGCGAATTCTTCAAATCAATGTTGCGTGAATACCGCGTTCGAAAGAACAGTTATTTTCGCCAAGCAAACGCTGTTTGGAATCATCAATCGGCATATTCATTTGTACACTTTGACGGTTACAATAGCTACTATGTGCGATACTACACAATTCCATTCGATGGAACAAAAGAAGAATTACTTGAATACTTTGACGAATACTATGCAAGTAAAATCAATTCGCCATACGATTGTACAGGCGAATGGTTTACGGTAAATGCGTGCTTTGCAAAAGTTGACGAATATCATTGGCTCGTTAGAGAGTGCCTCGCAAAAGATATTTAATCGTTATTGAAATTTCCATACTTAGAATTCATAATATAGTAACAAAATAAATAAAGGACGGTTGAAAACCATGAACGACTTAAACAAATTCTTAACTTACGCAAGACGTATCAATGAAAAATGGCAAGCATTGCCCGATGATGCCAAAGAACGCTATTACATGGACGGCACGTATTCTTTGATTGACGAAGATTACGAATGCTATCAATTGATTAGCACGTTGCCGACAGATTTACAAACGGTAGCATGCGAATTGATTCTTAATGCACTAGACGTAGATTATTGATGCAAGACAGCTGTGGTATCGGCTATACGGCCAAATAATTTGAAAGGACGGTTAAAACTATGACAATTCAACAAATTGATAACTTTCGTGCTATTGAGCAACAAAAGCTTATGCTACAAATTATTGGCGATATGCTTGACGATAAAGACAATCGTGTTGTAACGCATCAACATTACGCAGAAGAACTTGATAGGACTTTTGTAGACATTCAAATAATTGCGCCAGACGACACACCGATAGCCGAGTTCTCAGATTGGTATTGCGGTAGACCTGAGAAATCATACGAAGACTATTTGAAAGAGTCTCATGCGACAATGTTTAACAACTTGTGGGTGCTAGAATGATTAACGTCGGCGACCGTGTAGTATACACATATCATCATCCAGATTACAATGCTGCAGATGACCCGCAATATCATCTTGCATACGGTGCAAAAGGTATTGTGACCGACTTACATATGTTCGGTGAAGCAATACGCGTCAAATTTGATAGCGAAGGTATATGGTACGTCCACGAAGAAAACTTAAAACGAATCGAGGTAGAAAATGGAAAAGATTAACTTTAGACAATTAGCGAACAAAGTAGTAAATGACTTAACAAAGTCGACAACTACAGACACCAAGCAAAACGTTGCGGTCGTAGAATTTGACAAATGGTCAGTACAGTTTGAATATTCTGAAAATACGGAAACACTGTATTGGTTTGCCGAGACGCATGATGGCGAGAATCTAAATGTCGACAATCATGTACTGATGGGCAATGAATATTTAACTAACTTTCCTTTAACCATAACTATGATTGCATACATTATAGAATCAATATACAACTTAATGGAGGCTAAATATGACAAACAGTTATTTTGCTGCAACTACAAAACGTGATATACCAGATGCAGATTACATTAGACGAATAGAACGTACAGGCGAGCCATACCCTGACTATCACGAACCAGATGATTATGGACCAGACTCAGATAACGACATCGCTGAGCCAGAGGAGGACTACGATGACTAATTTGCAAAGAGGCCAGCGAGTTAAATATATCGGTAGTAAAATAATCGACAGATTTAACAATAGATTCTTCCCACCAGTAGGTACAATTGGTATCATTGCTGACGTGGGACCTGAATGCACAGACGGTGGCAATGTGCTACTAGTACAGTGGCCGAAAGGCACAACATTCTCAGATGACATGTGGTATGTTGGTACAAAATTTGTCGAACTCGTTGATAGTTAGTTCCATACTAAAATTTTATAATATAGTATAAATAAGATAAAAAATAAGCACAAACTTTATAAATAAACGCATTATATTATATGTAGCAAGTTTATAAATTAAACAGTCATAAAAGGTAGCCCAGCCGCTTCAAAGCAAGTCCGTTAAGCTTGCTAGCTCCGAGCATAACGCGTAAAGCGTTTGTAATATATTTCAATTAGTGTCTGAAGGAGGACCAAATTATGTTAGAACTTATCATTAACAAAACCACAAACAAAGCTACCGTTGTTTTTGACGGTAAGGAACAAGAACTTTCGCTTGTAAAAGTAAACAAGCAGAACGTAAAACCTGGTACATACTGGGTAAACATGCAGCCTCTTGGCACACCTAAGAAATGGGCTACAGTAAACTATAATGACCACGAAGAAGACATCTTCACAGTACAGGTTGACGAAGATGCTCACAGAGTAGTTACTGCCAAGTTGCGCAGAGAAATTAACCTTAACAACATTAAAGACTTCTTAACCGAAGAACAAGCCGCACAATTCGATGAACTCTATGCTGCAGCACAGGATGAATGTGCCCGCAAGTTAGCTGAAGCTGAAGCTAATAAGCCCGTAAAAGAAAAGAAGTCACGTGCAATGACTCCTGAACAAAAATACGCTAAGGCTTTGGCTGAGGTTGAAAGACTTAAGAAGGTTATGGCAGGTGAAATTGAAGATACGCCTCGCAAATCCAAGAAAAATGTTGTGATTGAAAACCTTGATAGCGCAACTGAAGATTTAATTTAAAAGATTCGCCCTAAAATCTCCTGAAAGTATATGCCGTAGTGCAAATGTGCTGCGGCATATATTTCGAAGAACGCTTAGTCCAGACTATAAATACGGAGGAAATTAGAATGGATACTGAAATGGAAAACACTGAAGTTATATGGTCAGATAAACAATATATAACCACGCACGTACGCAAGGTAGTAAGTATTTGGCACGGTCAAATATTTATTTCGGTAGGAATAATTGCGGATATTGAAAAGCTATACGACCATTGCAATATAGGTTTTATACCAAGCGGCAATATATTAGTGATTCACTTTTGCGAAAATGGTGGTTACACAGTTGCAAAGTCGACACGCGGCAAAGCAAAAACAGTTAATTGTCAAAGAGCATTTCGGCAATTTGGTTTAGTACCAAAAGATTTGAAAAGGCATTCATACCACGCGGAAGTGCAACTCAACGATGATATATTTATATTTTTAAATGAAGAAGTTACACCGTACTTTGGAGAGAAGCAGAATGGATAAATTATATGACGACTGGAGCGTACAGCTCGCTAAAACATACAAACCTGGAATGATTAAAGATGGTACCTGGTTTGCAATAACACAGAAAATAAATGGTGTACGGTGTACCTATTTTGCTAATGATTTAATATCAAGAACAGGTCACAAGTTTATGGGATTCGACCAACTGAATAACGAGCTTGACTTGTTACAGAAAGCATTCAGAACTACGTATGGAATAGACCTAACGTTTGATGGTGAATTGCGGTTAGATGATGACTATTGTAAAGGTTTAACTGACAATGAGGCATTCAAAAGAACTGTTGGTATCTGTAACTCGATAAATGACTATCGCGATAAAAATGACATTAACTTCATAATCTTTGATGCTATTCCGTCAAAAGAATATATTGAAGGTAGCCGCACAAAATATCACGCTCGACATCTTTGGGTCCAGTATGAATTGTTAAAATTGATAATCGTCAACAACATAATACACATAAAAGTTGTACCGCAACCGTATGAAGGTGACGATACTAGCAGAATTGAATACTATTCTGAATTTGCATATGAGCACGGTTGGGAAGGTATAATGATAAACTTAGACAAACCGTATGAATTTAAACGGTCATCTGGTTTGCTCAAGTACAAAAAGTTTAATACAATTGACCTTGAAATTATTGATATGCAAGAAGGTATAGGCAAATACGAAGGTATGTGTGGTGCATTGATATGCAAATACAAGAACAATACTGTAGCTGTAGGTTCTGGAATGGTTGACTTACAAAGATATAAATTCTGGAAAAACAAAGACAAGTATATTGGTAAATTGTGCGAAGTAAAATACAAAGACATTACTAATGATAAAGAAACAGGCTTAGAAAGCTTACAGTTTCCGATATTCTTAGGAATAAAATTAGACAAGGAGGTGCCTGACGCATAATGGCTGGATTTAAGTATAATGTTTCTGACAATCCACAGAATATACGTGTATCAGCATATATAACAAAGGATATGGCAGATAAATTAGCAGACAAAATTAGCTCAAACAGTAACATATCAGATTACTTAAGAAACCTGATACAAAAAGATTTAGACAAACAGGAGAACAACTAATGAAAATAGTATATATTGATAAACACGGTAACTATATGACTATGGATAGTGAATCTGATAACAAGTTAGTTTTACCAGTAGTTATAAAATATTACTCATTACTAGATTCGACCAGCGTTATAATAGACCCCGACTTACAAGAAATGCGAGGTATAAAACGCAACATAAGAAAACGTAAAGAAAAGATGATATACGTATTTGGCCAGATGACGTACTCTGGGAATGGTATCACCAAACATGATAACTGGAAAATTGAGGTATTTGATGAAATGCCAGCCGATATGCAAGTATGGTATAATCTGCATATACAAGAGTATATTGACGCATTCATTAGGACATACTGTACACCTCAGTTTACCGAATTGAATGATGAGCTTACTACGTTAGGTTACAAATACTATTTCGAAGATTTTACACTCGCTGAAGCTGTAAATTGTACAATTAGTTTATATGGAAGGGGTCACATATATACTGAAAAACTATCAAATGTTTTGCTAAACATTTATGGTGATTATGCTATCAATTGATATGCGTTATCTTTGGTCGCCAATTAACAGCAAAATATTTGAATTTGAATCAGATGAAGAATTTGATGAATTTAAACAAGTGCATCCTGAAGACCTCGAAGTAAATCAGGACGAAGCTTACATACGGCTGTTTAATAGAATATCCCACAGTATGGGATTACGCTACAATAACTATAAAAACATGGACATTTGTGAAGATGTTCAATTGATGATGATAGAAAGGTATCATAAAAAAGGTTTATTTGCACCAGAAAAACCATTTGTAGATAATGCAAAGATGTGGTGGTCATATGCAAACAAATCATGCCTATATTTGATACGTTGCTACAATAAACATTCTGAAAAGGAAACACCATCAGATGTTTATGCGATAGAAAAGCCGAGCGAAACATTTTTTGAAGTTGAGCACACAAGTCTATGCGATGATATTAAAGATTACTTAAGCGAATTAGCAATCAGTAATAATAAGGGAGAACAACAAATGGGTTTATATGCAATGTGTAAACTAAATGGATTAGATAGTGACAGCATATGTCAGGTACTCGGTGTTAGTATTTATCGAGTACGTGAAATAAAATCCGCATTAAAAAAAGCAATACAGAAAAGGTTTGGTGAAGACTTATGAATATAGAATATAACGTATATCATTTGATTAACCAAACAATAGAAAAAGTAATAGATGAATTCAATAATAATGAATTCGCAGACAATGTAGTTATTCATGAAATAACGCCTAAAAACACAAAACCTAAAACACTAATTAAATGTAAAATGAAGCAGCTGTTAGAATTAGCAGTATGCAAAGACAACTGGATATTGAGTGATGAATGTTTATCTGATATACAAATATGCACAACAATTGTTAGCCATCGATTATATACCGATACAAAATTATGTCGATATATTAGGCGACACGGTATAGATGTTCTTGAGGGTATGGCAATTCACTATATGATAGTTATAAATTCATTATTTGGAGGAACGTGATGATTATTATAGAAGGACCCGATAAATGCGGTAAAAGTACATTCATTAAAAATGCAGGTATACCTGAAGTTGAAGCGTCAGAAACAATGCTTCCACAAACACCAACTGCAATTCATAGTACAGCAGATGACGACAGTTTTACTGTACTAACAAAAGCAATGGCATGGGAAGATATGGGTTATGAAATTTATTTAGACAGATGCTGGATAAGTGAAGTAATTTATGGTAAAATTTATCGAAATACTGACTTTGACCCAGTTGAAGAAAACAAAATAATCAATCTTTTAAAAGCAAGACATACTGTAATTCTGTATTTTAATAGACCATTTTATGAAGTGTTAACTTCGCTTGACGAAAATGATTTCTATGAAAATGATATACAGAAAATGGGTCAAGTACATTCTATGTATGAAGAGTATATGTCAAAATTAGCAGAGCATTTACCTGTATATAAAGTACAGTGGTAATTAGAGGTGGGAAAATGAGAGTAGATAGATTGGACGATTGTCCGTGTAAAAACTGTACAACAGAAACAGGTAGATGCGTAGGCTGTCATGCTAATTGCCAAGGATACCTTGAATGGCGAAAAATAAAAGACAGTTATAATCGCCTTGAAAGAGATGCTAAGAAATTCTCAACATACAGAACGCACTTTAATTATTGAGGTGACAGTATGAAAGATAATAAAATTGCTGAAGAAGCTATAAATGAAAGTGATGATTACAATTAAAGTAGGAGGCTTGTTAAATGACAACTAAAGATTTGATAGGATATTTACATTATGAGTTTAGTATCGACCCGTTTGACCCGTGTAAAGATTGTGTGTATGGTGGTCGACTCTATGATGACATTATGGAAGCACTTAATCGACTCGATAAGTTGGAAGATAAATTAAAAAACGGACAATTGGCTGAGTATAAATATAAAGTTGGTGATGTGGTTTGGTCTTATTTTTGGGAGCATAATAAATATGGTTTTTATTTAGGTACAACAGTACAACAATTTAAAGTTCACCAACTGTTCTATCATAGTACAACAAGGTCGCCTGGTACTTCTTATATAATTACTCAATTAGAGGGTAAAAAAGATTCATTTCAACGTGCTGAATATGAAATGTTTGATACAAAAGAAGAGGCTGAAGCTTATTTAGAAGAATTACAAAGGAGATAATAATGAATATTAACAATAAAGAATTCCCATATTCATTTAGTCAAAATAGATTATATGAAGATTGCCCACGTAAATACAAATTTAGATATTACGATGGTATACAAGAACCGACAAACAGTAATCTTGAATTGGGCACTGCGATTCATAAAGTATTTGAATTAAGAGCAATAACAAATTGTATACATCCAAATGATTGGCCGAAGGAATACAAAGATGCTGTTGATTATATCAAAGCAAATATGCCGAGTATTTATCTTGATAAACTATTGATTGAAATAGACAACTTTATGCATGATAAAACAATAATTGGTAGAGAAGAAGCTATTCAAGAACCAAACTTTATAGCTAAACTGGACTTGATATACAAATCAGAGTTTAATTCTGAATGTATAGTTATTGGTGATTATAAAGTGACTAAGAAACCTAAAACACAAGAATCAATATTTACTGAAGGACAATTACTCGTATATAAATCAAAATTCTGTAATATACACCCAGATATTGACCCAGATAAAGTATACGTACAGTACATAAATATTGCACCATTTTTATCAAGAAAATTGATTAGTGTAACAACACCGTATAATCCGAGAATTTCTACTTGTAAATCTGTAGAAAATGCTATGCTAAAGAATATTGATAAAATTAACAATAAAGAATTCCCTAAGAAAACTAAATATTGTAACTGGTGCTTTTATAAAAATATCTGTGATAAAGAACCAGATTAAACTTAAAATTTAAGAAGTCATACGACACATTTTAAAGCTCATAATTTTTATATAATAATTTATAAAGGAGCCTATATAATTAAAGCCACGATGTGTCTTAGATGCTTCTTTTTAAGCTTTAAATTTATAAATATAAAATTTTAAAATTAAAATATCTATTATGGAAAAATTAAGCAAAGAAACAGTAACAATAAAATATCTAATAGATTTAGCTAAGCTTAGTAAATGCAAACATGGTAAATGTGCAGCCATATTAACTGATATGGATTATATGCAAATTTATTCAATAGGAATAAATGGCGGACCTAGTGGCCAGGTTGATTGCGCCTGTAATTCATTGAATGCCAAATATGGCTGTGCGCATGCAGAACAGAATTGCTTAGTTAAAAATGCAAACTTTGATAAACCAAAAATAATGTTATGCACAAAAATGTGTTGTCCGACATGTGCAACATTGATTATCAATTCAAAAGCAAATATTAAAGAGTTTCATTATATCGAAGATTTTAGCGATCCAACAGGTTTAGAATATCTTGATAAAGCAAATATCAAAGTTGTGAAAATAATCGCAGAAAATGTATAATATCAATATGATGCAAAATAATTCGAATATGCTTAAAATAAATTTAGCATTAAAAGATATGACACATGCATTTATACGCGCATACCTACGTGTACGCGCCGACACAAAGAAGTTCATATTTTATTCTATAAATTTTTTAAAAATTAAAAATTTTATGCGAAAGAATTACGTGCGATAGTGTGCACCGTAGCACAGAGGCGTGCGTGTGCGCATACATATTATATAATATAAATATTGGACATATTTTTGTAATAAATTTGCATAATTAGAAGTTTTTCGTGCATTATATTTAATGAGCGAAATAAATGAGGGTTAGACATTATGGAATTATATGAATACCAGAAAGCAACTGTTAACAAAGCTCTCAAATATTTTGAAGAAAGTAATATAGATTTTCCAAAATTTAACATCTTTTTTAAGATGGGTTTAGGAAAGACAGTCACAGCTCTTGAGATAGTAAAGCAGGTTAAACCTAAGACTGTATTGATTGTGTGTCCTAAATCACTTATTGAAATGTGGGTTTACGAATTCTATAAGTACTTAGGCTTTGAATATTCGCGTACAAATAATATTAGTAATTTGAATAATGATGAAGTATCGCGAGTATTCTTTGTAAACTACGAACAACTCTTAAGTTTACGTCATGAAATCATACCAGATATTTGTATCTTTGATGAAGTGCATAAACTTAAAAATGTCAATGGCAAAATACATAAAAATATCAATACATATATTTTGCCAAAACAAACATTGTGCCTCACAGGAACACCGATTGTAAAAGACTTAATGGATTTATTTGGTATTTTAACCTGTGTTGGACCTCAAAAATTTAATAATCTAGTAGCATCACAGTTTAGATACAAGTACATTATCAATGGTGGTACAAATAGAACATTGCAATTGTGGCAAACTATCGAACCATTCACAGTTCAGCTCGAATATGATGGTATACTGGATATGCCAAAAACAGAAGATATTGTTATACCCATTGATATTGACTGGACAACTAGACAAATGTTATCTGAAATTTATCATGAGAATACTAACGCTTTAGCAAGAATAACTGAAGCCGTGCAGCTAACATCTTTGAATCCTCAAAAGAGAGCAGCATGCGTACAGTTAATAGACGATATTATTGAAGATGGCGAGAAAGTAGTATTGTTTGTAAGATTCACTGAAGAGTACGAATACTTTATGAATTTATATAAAGCAGTTTGTGTTGGTATAAATGGTGAAACAAAGGATAGAGAAAGACAAGTCCGTGAGTTTGAAAACAATCCTGGTGTAAAAGTATTTATAGGTAACTTACAAACAGCTGGTGTTGGTATAACATTGATTGAAGCGCACAGATGCATATTCTATTCTGAAACTTATTCTTGGGGTGATGCGGAACAATCGAAGGCGAGAATATTTAGAATAGGACAAGATAAACCTTGTATATATTATCATTTATTATGTACAGATTCTATTGATGAGCTAATATATCAAAATATAATAAACAAAACAAATTTGATTGAAGAGTTCAAACGATTATATGGTGGATTATGATTGGTATAATTGGTGCAATAATTGCAATTGTATCTTTTGCAGTTTCAATAATTATTGGAATAATAAAATTGATAATTCATATTTTTAGGAGGAAGTAGAAATGTCAAAAACTGTAAATTGGAATGAGGAATTTGGAACTGGTGGAACAGTTACTTGTATATGTGATAATTGTGGTAAATCAGTTGAATATAAATTTACAAAAAATCCATATAAAACAGGTTCTGAGAAAATGAAAAAACGAGACTGGTTCACTAGAAAAGTTGGCGATAAATGGGTCGACTTTTGTAGTGATGAATGTTTCGATGAATACAGAAAATAAAAAGGAGAATACAAAATGTCAAATTACAATGTTACAGCGAACGAAATTAGATTAGCAAAGTTAGAACTTGATGTTGCTGAAGCAAAAGCTAAACTTGCAAAAGATAAGTATGAAGCTTTACGTAAGCAATTAACCGCCGACATGATTGCTAGCGACACTTTTAAGTTTGAATTATTTAGTTCAAATGGTGTTCCAGGAATGTCATTCAGACTTGAAACAAAGGAAAGATGGTCGCCGATTGTTGAGAATAAGGATATTCTTATGGATAAACTTAGGCAAGAAGCTCCTGATATGTTTACAGTAACACCAGCAGCACTTACTAAGTATATCGGTGAATTGTGCGAAGCAAATGATGGCGAACTTCCGAAAGAGTTTGATGGATTAGTTAAAAAGTATGATGATACACATGTGGTTGTACGGGAGACAAAAAGATGATTACTGCAAAAACTGCTAGAGAAATTTCTCGCGCATCGCGTTCATTATTGATTGATAGTTATATTGATACAATAAGTGATATGATTCTAAAAGAAGCGGAAAGTGGTAACAATGAATTACAATTTGCATTGCCGCTTTGTTTCAAACCAGCACAGCTTGCAGTATTTGTAAAGCAAGGTTTTAAAATACATGAGCACCCAATGTTGAAAGGTGTATATAAATTAACTTGGTAATTAGTAGTTTAACTACTGAAAATAAAATATTAAGGAGTACATATGGAAAACACAGAACTCATAACAAAAGACAAATTTGAAATTTCACAAATGCCAGAACATGCATCAGAACAGTTAAATGGTATCGAGCTCGTATATCCACAGCTTAAGATACCTGCTGGTGGTAATACCTTCTGGGAAGTAGATGAAGAACCAGTTAAAGAATTACTTGGTGTAATTGTTTATCACAAACCTGTTCATGTTTATTTTGAAAGTGAATATGACGGCTCAGCAATTCCACCCAAATGTTCATCAATTGATGGTATTAGTGGCAAATGGATGCTAGACATTGACCCTAACTTCTTTAATGAAGATACCGAAAAAGCTGAGAAAACAGATAACACAACCACTGATGACTTTGAAATTCATGATTGCGCTACTTGTCCTTATAATGTATTTGGCTCAGCTAAAAATGGTGGTAAAGCATGTAAAGAAAAACACCAGTTATATATCTTAACATCTGGTGGTTTGGTACCTTATTCATTATTATTACCCGTAAGTTCGGTTGGTGTTCTCAATGCTTATGCAACCAAATTATATAGTAAAGGCCGTTTTTTAAATGGAGTCATTACTGCATTTACACTTGAAAAAGCAACTAACAAAACTAATATTGTATACTCGAAATTAGTTCTCAAAGCTGTTAGAGACTTAACATCTGAAGAAAGTGAAGCAATTGCAAAGATTACGGAGTCTGTAAAAGCTAATGGATAAAATACAAGTATATTTAGTTAGTTGTGACGATATTAAATTTGAGGCACAGCTTGCATGCATGATTACTCGTGGAGCAAATAAATATGCTGATATTGACAAGTTTATTCAAACTATACTTGATAATTCTTGGGATATCGATAAAGTAAATAATATTTTAAATTTACCGCATAGTAAATTATCAAGGTTTACAACATATAAATTTTTAGTATTTGGTAGCTCACGAAGATTTCTAGCTCAGCTTATGACACACCACACTGGTATATCAGTAATGTCAGGTAGCTTACAGTATAGTGATTTTTCAAAGCAACATCTTGATGATATGTTTACTGTACCATATGAGCTGTTAAATAAGCAAACTGAGCGTAGTAAATATCTCGATAGTTGTTTAGATGATTACACTGAATACGTAAGTATTTGTAAGTCATGTTCAAATGATACTGCAGGATATTCAATGCCGCAAGGCTTACGGAACGTTTTGTATATATCTGTGAATCTTGAAGAGCTTAGATTTATTGGTAATCAAAGATTGTGCAGGCGTAATACAGATGAGACACGGTATGTATTTGGCAGAATGATTGAAGAAGTTGTAAAGATAACTGGTATCGATGACAGATTATTTTTACCATCTTGCAGTCATGGTAAATGTTTCGAAGGTAAGTATTGCTGTGGTAAACCCATAGAACCTACCAAAACAATTACCGAATATCTTGACGAAGAGTTTCCTCTTCTAAGAAAATAGATTTCATTGGTTGGTAATAACTAAACCTATGCGCGAAAAAGCGATAGAAAATCAAATAAAAGAATGCCTTACACATATAGGTAAAAATGTATGGTATTTCAAGCATGCAGCAAGTGCTAGTATGAAGGTTGGAATACCAGATATTGTAGCTTGTATCAAAGGACACTTTGTTGGAATAGAAGTTAAGCAAGCCAATGGACATCAATCAGAAGCTCAAAAAGTATGCGAAAAGAACATACGAGAAGCTGGTGGTGAATATTGGCTTGTTTATTCTTATGAAGACTTCATCGATAAATTTAATGAATTTGCTAGGAGAATTAAAAGTGAAAGGAAGAACTAATTATGTTTTCAAAGTTGAAAATACTCACACTAATAGTGACAACCCTGATAAACCTGATGCCTGCGATTTTAGTGTTCGCATAAGAAAAGGTACAACTGGTATAGAGATGACATATGCGTTAGTGACGTTATTAAATGTTGTATATGCACATGAAGAAACAAATGGTAGTAAAATGTCAATTGATGGCTTTGTACATTGGTTAGGATTACTACTCAAAGATTCACAAATTGGTATTCCTAAGGGAGAAGACGAATGACAGTTTATATAGTACTTAGTGATGGGCAAATTATTGGAGCCTATGCTAATGAAGAATTTGCAAAGGATATTGCAGATGAGTGGGATGCAGAATGCTATGCTGTAAGATTAGAAGGAGTTAGCGATGATTGAAGCATTATATCCACATCAAGAACAAGCAGCAAGATTTCTTTTAACAAGAACTAGAGCGTGCTTATTTCATGAAGTTGGTACTGGTAAAACAAATAGCGTTATTTCAGCAGTAAATAAATTGCCGCGAGGTAAATTACTAATACTTGCACCTAAATGTGTTTGTGTTGGTATGTGGGAAAAGTATAACGACTTACCTATCAATCATGACTATCAAATAGTAAGCTATGAGTTTTTAGCTAGACATACCGAATTTTCTCGTAAATATTTTGATTATATCATCTGTGATGAATGTCACAAATTAAAGAATAGAAAATCACATGTAGCAAAGATATTACGCAACTTAACTAAGAATTGTAAGTATGCCTGGGGTTTAACTGGAACACCATATGCTACAAGTTTCTTAGATGTACACGGTATTTTCTGGGCATTAAATATTAAAGCATTTAATGAAAGTTACGATGAATTTATGCATAAGTATTATCAATGTAAAGTTGTGTATGTGAATGCAGGTAGGTTTATTTATCAACCCGATAGATTATTACCTGGAGCATTAAATGTCTTGACTTCGAGAATTGCACAATATGCAAGTGTTCTTAGAGCTGAAGATTGCCTTGATTTACCGTCATTAACTATTCGCGAAATAGAAGTTGATGGTATGAGAACAAAGGAATTCATTGATGCAGCTAAAGGTATTGTGACATTTGCAGATGGTCATCAAGAAACTGTTAACAAATTGGCATGTGTACAAAAGATGCACCAGTTATCAAATGGTTTTGTGTATGATGCTGACCATAAACCTGTAGTATTCAAACAAAATAATAAGATTGAAGAATGCATGAATCTGGTTCAGTCAGAGCTTGAAGAGCGCGATAAATTGATTATTATTTATGTATATCAATATGACAAGGAATGTTTAATTAAAGCGTTGGAAGAATTGAAAATCTCGTATACAGATAACACCGAAAGCTTTTGTTCGGCTCAGGTTTTACTACTACAAGAACAACGAGCTATTGGTATTAACTTACAAGCATTCACGAGTTGTATGATATTCTACACATACAGTTATGCATATCTTGAATATAATCAAACTATTGGTAGAATTTATAGAGCTGGTCAAAAGATTCCTTGTAAAATATTAGTTCTTATAAACAATGGTACATCTGAAAGAAAAATCTGGAATGCTGTTCAAAAAGCATATGATATGGATACAACATTTAAAGAATTGATGTCGGAGTTTAGATAATATGATTGATTTAATTGAGAAGTTATTTCCGAATTCTCAATATAGGGAAATATACTTAAAGAATGATAAGCGGGCAGAAAGTGCAGGTAAAAGTCATAAAGCACCAATCAGCGACTCAATTATGACTTACTCACAAATAAAAGATACACCAAACCGTGTTGGATGGATTGTTCCTGATGGGTATACAGTAATTGATATTGATAACAAAGTAAACGGTGTGTTTGATACCTCTAAAAAGGCGTCACGTAAAATTCAAATGCTTTTGATGGGTGAGGGAATTGATACAATAATATTTGAAACTGAGCATGGTTGTCACTTTATTTTTAAGTCAATTAAAGGTGTGTTTCAAACACAAAACTGTTTTTGCCGCTTAGGTATTAAAATTGATACAAGAACAAATGCATCTGGCTATATTATATTACCGTATAATGATCCAGATCGAAGAGTTGTTACAACAGCTAATATGATTCCAGATTTACCGCAGTATTTGCTTCCTGAGAAAATGGATTGCCCAAATATGATTACTGTTGGTGAAGGTGAAAGGAATGGCTCGTTATTTGAGCTAATGACTAAGCTAAAGTTTATTAGAAGTATAACAACAGAACAAATAAAAGAATGTATAACTCTTTGCAATAAATATATTTTAGATAGTCCGCTAACTCAAAAAGAACTTGATAAAACTGTTTTATCTTCTAAAAATCTTGAGCGTGGAATTGATGTATCTAAAATTAGTTCAAATACTATTGCAAATGAATTGCTGCAAGAATTAAAACTTATAACAACAAAGCAAGGTATGTATATGTTTAATGGCAAGTATTATGAATCATGTGATGATTTCCAACTTGCACGGTATATACATTCCAAGTATGCAGAGTTTGGTGATGCTAAGCGTAAAGAAGTTATTGAGTTTATAAAATTGAAAACATATAGACCTAGTGATGATGTCAATAGCGATTGGCGAAAGATTACTTTACGTAATGGTGTGCTCAATTTAATGACTGGTGAATTATCTGATTTTGATTCAGAATGTGTGCTTACCAGATATGTTGATGTTGAGTTTATTCCCAATTGTCCTGAATCTGCTAGAATTGAAAACTTTTTCAATGGTTTATCTGGTTATCTGCCAAGCCGTTCAAAAGAAGAACAACTTCCAGCATATGAGAAAAAGAATAAACTATATGAGTTCATTGGTTATTGTTTGGTTTCACGAAATAAATTTCAAAAGATATTTTTCTTATTAGGACCTGGTGCTACTGGTAAATCTACATTTCTTGAATTAGTACGTAAATTTTTTGGACCAGGTAATTGTTCAGCTTTGAGTATGCAAGATTTAGAAACAACATTCTTGCCAGCACAGCTCAAAGATAAAATGGTAAATATTGGTGATGATATTTCAGTAAATTCACTACTTGATGGTGCAACAATCAAAATATTGTGTGGTACATTACCTATAACCGTACAGCAAAAATATGAGAAGCCATATGAATTAGTTAATGAAGCAAAGTTTATTTTCTCATGTAACAAAATGCCATTATTTAAAGATAAAACTGATGGTCTTTATAGAAGACTTGAGATTCTTGAAATTACAAATCGAATTCCAGTATCTGAAAGAAAATCGGGTTTACTTGAGTCATTTACGCATGAGGATATGCAATACTTATTGTGGAAGTCATTCTTAGCAATAAATTCTGCTTTACAAAATGATAGCTTAATTGCAACCGTATGTTGTCAGCAAGCGCTTGAAAAATTTAGAACGCAAGCATCTACTTTCTTATCATTCACGAAGCATGGTGAAAGTTCTAATTATAATAAAACAGCAGAAGAAATGGGCGCTCGTGCTGAATTCCTGAATAAAAGCGTTGCGAAGAAGTATACCGATTATGTTGCCTGGTGTGCATCAAACGCCAAGCAACGCCAATCATTCGAATCATTTGTGGAAAATGCCTGCACAGAATTTAACTTAGTAGTTAAAAAAGGTGTATTCACTGACCCCGATGATTAGAAGTCATATGACGCGTTTTAAAGCCCTTAAAAATTTTATTATAATTTATAAAAGGCTTATATAAATTAAGTTTACGACGCGTCTTAGATATGTCAAATTAAATTTTAAATTTTAAAAATAATAAAATTAAAGCGAGGGAAAACAAATTATGGAAAATCACAATTATTTTGACGACGAATTGAAGCTAATTGAAAATGAGCAAGTTAGAGATTGGGTAATCAATCAACTTGACTATACTGTGCCTGATTATTTTTATCATGTTGCAGCAAGCTCTACCGGTAAGTACCATCCGAAATATGCTTTAGGTGAAGGCGGTTTAATGCGTCATACTAAAGCAGCTGTAGGTATTTCTAAAGAGCTTATTGAGCTTGAAATGTTTGGTAAATTAAAAGAACAATATTCTTATATCGTAGCAGCCTTAATCTTGCACGATACATTTAAGCATGGTTTAAACTATTCTAAATATGCTACAGCGAAACATCCATTAGTTGCCAGCAAGGTATATAGACAGGATAGAAGTGGCATACTAGACCAAGACCAAATTGATTTTATTTGCGATTTGATTGAAACTCACATGGGTCAATGGAATACTGATTGGAAAACAAAAGAAGAAATTTTAGAAAAGCCAAAAACACAGATACAAAAGTTTGTACATTTATGCGATTATTTAGCAAGTAGAAAGCAACTTGAGTATATATTTTAATTACGGAGAACACTATGACAACAATAGAGTTAAATGATTTCATTAGACAAAGTTATAGAAATGCCAAGCTGAAAGGTTTTTATATTGATTATTTACCCGATGAAGCATATATTGCAGCGATACATGATGAATTGTCTGAAGCATTTAGAGAGTGGAATAAGTATAATCGTTGGTATGCACTTATGCCTAGTGACCAAGGTCCAAAGGCTGAAGGTATTTATCCCGAGTTAGCTGATGCTGTTATCAGATTATTTAGTTATTGTGGGTATAAAGGTTTGTCACTTAAAGATTCATATTTTGAAACAGATAGACCATATGGTACAGATGATTTTTGCGACTTTATCTTAAAAAGTCATGAATCGTTAGTTGAATATTATGAATTGATTCAAAAAGAAACACGTGATGATTATGATGCAGAATTGCTAGATAAATGCTGTATCAATACATTGTCTCAATTTGTTAAAAGAATCGAATTATTTATAAGCGAATCATCTGATGAAAAGTATTCACTAATTGATTTAGTTACAGCTAAAATCGCTTATAATACAAAAAGGAGTGTAAAGCATGGCGGGCACAAGGTCTAGAAAGCCTAGAGCAAAATCACTAAAGCAAATGGAACGTGAAGAATATAAATACTATTCTTGCGACAATTGCAAATGGGGTTCATTTCCAGATGAATGGTGTAGATTATATGATTGTTCTATTGCTTTAGTACATTGCTGTAAAAGCTTTGATGTTAGATTAGGTCCTCGTGATTGTACAAAATGTGTACACTATAACACTCGTAAAAACGCAAAATCAAAATGTAAAATTGGAATTTATAATTGTAAAGGAGTAGTTAAAAATGAAACCAGTATTAAAAGATGATGTTATCGATAGAGATAAATTTTTATCACAAATAGATGCTATGGAATGTACAAAGCGTAGCTTACTTGCATCTGACTGTAAGGATAAAAGTCCACTTGGCTTTGCATATGACTCAGGATATTTAGCTTGTTTAACAGAGCTTAGACATATTTTTGATGTTGAATATCCTTTAATCGAAGCTACACAATCTGACGAGGAAGAAGATGAATAAAGATTTAATAGTATTTGACTTTGAAGTGTTTCCTGAATGGTGGTGCGTAGTATATAACGTATACCCAGATTCCAGTCATCCTTTATATGTTATCACTTCGGACGATGAAGATTACTTCGATAAGATATATACAATGGTAAAATCTGGTTACTTATGCGGTTTCAATATCAAAGGTTATGACTTGCAAATACTTGATGGAATATTAAACGGCTGGACAACAGGTGACCTTTATGACCACTCGCAATCAATAATCAATGATAATGATAGCCATTGGAAGAGTTTATCTTTCTGGCGAAAGTTTGAGTTTACCGATTTGTTCGATGACTTAAAAACCATGGGTTCGTTAAAGCAATTTGAATCTAACACTGGTTTATCTATTCATGAATCTGACATACCATTTGGCAAAACAAATTTAACCGATGATGAAAAACAAAGTATTATCGATTATTGCAAAGATGATGTTAGAGCTACTAATAAACTTGCGACAGCTCGCTGGGGTTATCTTACAGCTAAAGCAAATTGTTCCAAGTTATCTGCATTATCTGAAGCTGAATGTATCAAGAATACTTCTGCTAAGGTTTGTGCAAAGATGCTTAATGCGAAAAAGATGGAAAATTATTCTGAGCCTATTTATCAGATTCCAGAACAGCTTGTTGGTATTTTTACTGAAACTATTCATCCAAATATTATCAATCAATTTGTTGGCCAAGAGTTAACGAATGATTTCAATTATGAAGTAAATTATATGAAAAACCATATAATTTATGGTGCTGGCGGTGTGCATAGTACATATAAAGATTCACTTTGGTGTAAGTCAAATGATGAGTATACACTTGTAAATGCCGACTTTGAAAACCTATATCCTAGTTTACTTGTAAATTTTGATTATTTTGCGAGTGGAGTACCTCAAGAAGGTCGTGAATTATTCACATATTTGCTATCAGAATGTAGAAGATTGAAAGCTCATTTGCGCGAATTAAAAGCAGCAGGTAAAGGTAGCACAGATGAATATAAAGAATTATATGCGCTACGCGATTCAATCAAACTTATCATGAATGCATCCACCGGTGCAATGCGCCAACAGTTTAGTCCACTGTTTGACCCTCAGAATATTATTTCATTATGTATGACTGGTCAGTTGTTAACAACTTGTATGGCAAAAAAGATATTTAATCTTGGCGGGTTGATTATTCAGATGAATACAGATGGTGTTTTGTTTAGAATATCAAATAACAAACTGAATGAAGTTAAAGCAATGTTAGCAGAATTTAGTAAGCAAATAAATATTCCACTTGAGGTTGATGAAGAATTTGCAGTATTCCAAAAAGATGTTAACAATTATGTATTATTGCCAAGTGCAACAAGTACGCCAAAGCTCAAAGGTCGTTGGGCAAAAAAGTCTGGTTCGGATGTGCCTTTAACACCACTCAATGCACCAGTAATAAATAATGCAGTCGTTAATTATTATGCAAAGAATATATCCATTGAAGATACTGTCCGTTCTTGCAAAAATCCATTAGATTTTATGATGACCACTATGAAAGGCCCAACATACAGTGCTGTTACTTATGACAGTTTAAATGGTGAAAAACTTACTTATAATGTTAACCGAGTTTATGCGTCAACTAACATGAGCGTTGGTACATTGCATAAAGTCAAGTATGATGATGTTGGTAATGTAATTAAACGTGATAAGATTGCAAGTATTCCAGATCATTCTCAGCTATGGAATAGTGCAGTCGAATCGGAAATTCCATCAGATTTAGATTATAACTGGTATATTGCTGCAGCAAAAAAGAATCTTGTTTCGATGTCAGTTATAGTTTAATAATAAATACGGTCCACAGCTCGTCTGTGGGCCTATTTTTATATAAAAGTTTAAAAAATTATATAAAATAAGTCTAGAAGCTATACGACGTGTTTTAAAGTATGCGTTTAATTATAATATATTAACCTTAGGCTTATTTTTATAATGTTTATATCACGTCACGTAATGTCCATTCTATATAGTTTTATTAAAAAATTATTCCCAGTACAACTAAGTACTGGGAATTTCATTATTGACCGATGCCAAGTTGTAATCTTGCGTTTGTTGTTGCTTGATTTTGTAACTTCTTGAGCACGGCTTTCTTCTGTTCAGTTGTCATTTTCTTATAACTTTCTTTATTGATAATAGCTGAAGCATATTGACTATACAGCTTAGCTCTAAGTACTTTGTACTTATAATAAGTTTTATCATCAATAGTATACTCTATACCATCAATTGTATAAGATTGACTAGGTCCTGTGGTTGTTGCACCAACAGCTTTAGATTCTGTTTCCAATTCAGTTTCAGTAGCGCGGTACACCTTTGTAGGTGACAATGCATTGAATATTGTTAATAATCTAGATATTGTAGCGTTGTTACTATCATCATAGTTAGTTACATAATTTCCAGAGTACGGGTCAACCTTATTTTCAACAGCGAAGCTTGCACCGGGTATTGCCGCAAGAACTTTCTTATAGAACTTCTGGAATACATTTCCTGAATAATTCTTTTTGTACGGGTCAATAGTTTTTGCAACAGCACGCACAATTGAAGGAATAAACTGCGTTACCATACTCGTAAATGTATTTGCAATAATATCTGTGCCAGTCTTATTTCCGCCGAATACTGATGTTAATTCGCCAAATATTGTCGCATCTAACAATGTATCCATAGCAGTAGTCAAACCATTCCAGAATCCACCTTCTTGTGTTCCACTTGTCAAACTTGCACCGACAAGCAAAGGTATAGATGCAGGTGAAAAGTCTTCGAGTGAAATTCTGAAGGTATTAAATAGAATCAATTGAGGTCCAGCATATTCATCATCGTCATCAAGTTTAATCAATCCACATCCAGCAAGAGCTGCACCAATAGCCATAGCCACAGTACCAGTCATTGCTTTAGTAAATTGAGTATTTGCAGTTATATTTCTAAACGCAGTTGAATCGGTTCTCAATGTCATCAAACCTTTAATAAACCCTACCGGTGAGTACGATAAACCAGTTGAAATAGTATTCAATAACATTCTAGGGAACGGGCAAATAATGCTAAATACAGTTTTTGCTACAGGATGACCTTCCAAGAATTTCATCAATGTTTTGTAAGCAGCTGGTGTACTACGCAAGTATGTTTTTAACGCTTGTTCAGTTGAATACTCAATCATATCATTCAACTTAATCGTAGTTTCAGTGCTTGCTTTACCATCAGTAATACTTTGAATTTCAGCATCAGTAAAGTTGTCAGATACTAGCTTAGTTGTTTTATCAATAATAGCTTTTCTAACAAATTTTTGGTCGCCTTTATCCATTGTATCAAAGATGAAGTTGAAATATTTATTGAGGGCCTGGCCAGCTATACTAGTACCAAATGGTGTACGCTTTGTTAATTCGCGTTTCAGCATTTGCTTATCAGCAGCATCAATACTTGCATCATCCAAATTCAAGTTTTGCAAGCCATGGCTCTTTGTTAAATCATAACTATTATCGTATTTTGTAACAGTACCAGCAAGAATACTATCTACTAAACCACTATCAACCAGTGCTTTTTGCACAGCTGTTTTAGAGGACTCACTAGCACTACCGTGTTTCACAGTATACTGGAACTTTGAAGCAGCTAGTGCAGCATCAGCTTCTTGTATTTGAGCATTGGCTTCTTGTTGAGTTATTTTGTTTTCTTTGAGTTGTTCATTGATTGCTGCAACTTGCTCAGCATGAGTTTCGTTTGCAATCTTTACATTTTTATTTACCTTATCACCAATCTTTTCGGTAATGCCAATAGTAGCTTTGCCGACAGCTTCAGATGTTTTATCAAGAGCTTTCAACATGAAGTTACCGGCCATATTCTTTGCAAAGAATGTTGATGGCGATGATAACATTGCGAAATAACGCCAGTTTGTTATAGTATCTGTAAAGTTCTTGAAACGTATAGCTTTTTGTTCTACAGTCAAGCCTTTTGCAAAGAAATTTATCTTTGTATCTAACTGGTCTTGATGGTTTCTAAATACTTCCAATGCATCTCCAAATGATTTATCAGCTAGTTTATAGTTACCATCTTTTATAGCTTGCTTCTGTGCAGTTATGGCATTTGATAAAATATTGCTTTCATCTTCAGTCAAATTGAATGACCGCATTGCAGCTTTAGCCATTTCTTCAAGAGGAGTCAAGCCGGTTGTTCTGCTGACTGCTAGTAATCGGCCGCCTAAGCTTTTTAACGTTTTAAACATTTCACCAGCACGTTGCCGCGTTTCGGCAGATAACTTAGGAGAAGACTCAATTTGGTTACATAACATTGCTGTTAGTACTAACTGATTAGTATTGAGCAGCTTGGGATTATCACTAGCCCAGTCTAAGAAATTCTTCGCAGCTTCTTCAGATTGTTGTAATTTACCAAGAGTATCACCATTCTGCTTTACAAATTCTTCACTATCAACTTTACCAGTTTGTGTAAGCATTTTATCAAAGTTTGCATAAGTTTGCGTGAGGTCAATACCTTTAGTATTCAATAGTTTCGAATTTACTGTTTTTGAAATTGGTGATTGTTGTATCTTTTCACCGGTATATTTCGTCTCGGTTTTTTCAGTCATTGTTGTCAGTGTGTCAATTACTGAATCGGAATCAGTGTATACTGTATTACCAAACAATTCAGGAGCAGATCTCATCTTGGGTTTAGATGATACAGGTTGCTCACCAGTTTGTGACTGGCCCATACTAAAGTTAATATCTGTTCTATCGGTTTGCGTAGATTTTAAACTTGGAACAGCCATATCGCCACGCTCAAATCTTTCACGCGCAGTACTCAAATCTTCAGGTAAGCCAGTCGTTGTATACGAATCAAGCATTGCTGAGAACTGATCAAGTCTAGCACTTTCGTTAGCGTCGTACTTGTTAGTATACTGAGCATTCTTAAGTTTGTCGAGTATTGCTTTAGCGTCAGATTCGTCAAGATTAGGATTAAAATCAATACGCTTTAATTCTTTTGTACCAGGAATACGTTCATTGATTACACCATCTTCAAGAATACTTCTTATATTAGCATTGAATTCATCTATACTATATTGTGTTTGAGGACTATACAGCAGTTTAGCATACGCATAGTTTAAACCAGACAATATTTTGCGTTGTTTATCAGACATTTTATTGTAGAAGGTTAAATCTTCAAAACCTTTTTCAACAATTTCACTTACTTTAAACTTACTATATTGCTCGCGTAGTTGCTTTAATCTATCTTCACGCTGTAGTTTTTCATACTCGCGCATATTGGCAGTAGATTTATTTTCAGTCCGTTTAATTTCATTATATACTTTCTGAGCTTCGTTTACTTTAGACTGAATATAATTTTTAACTGATTCAGACTTCTTTTGCTTAAGTGCCGTTAGTTCAGTATTATACTCGCTCTTCTGGAAGCTATCTAGCTTACCACTATCCAATAAATCTTCCAATTCTTTGATTCGTGTATCTTCAGATTTGAATTGTTCTTTATACCAAGCAATTGCTTCTTTACGCAAAGTTTGCTCACTAACTTTGAATTTATAATCAGATTCAATGAGTTCGTATGCAGATTTTAAAGCGTTCTTAACTTCAATATCAGATACTGCCGGACTATTTGTAGCTGCTGTATTTTTACTGCGAAGCCACTTAACATACCAGTTCATTTGCTCTTGTTCATTTCTACGTGTCGCTTCTAGGCGAGCAGCTTCATTTGCACGTTTAACTTGAGCAGCAATGCTTTGCTTTTTGTTAGATCTATGTACATCTGATAAGTATGCTTCAGATTCAGATTTCGACATCGTACTAAACAGTAAATCTTGTCTTTCGGCAGCATCATCTAACTGCTTCGTTACATCAATTTGGCCGTCAGTAGTTGTCGTTGTTTTAGGTCTAATTCTGAATTCAGGCTTAGCAGACACAGGTTTTGTTCTATCTAACTCATCCAAAGCTGCATCAACTCTTGCCTGCAATGCCCAGTATTGTCCGTTATTAAGCGCTTGAGAATCTCGTAACGATTCAAGATACTGTCTATATTTAGAATAGTCATTTGTTTGCTTAGCTTCTTCTTTAAGTTTTTCAGCTTGAGTAATATATGATTGCTCACCAATATTTACAGTGCCATTTTCATCTACATAATCTCTGCTCAAATAAACTTTACCATCGTATGCAGCTTTTACTAAATATTCTTGCAATCTCGAAAATTCGCTTAAGGCTTCTTTTGCTGCTTGGACATTTCTACCAGCACTCAAGAATTTTTTGTATGCTGCATAGAAATCAGATAAAGCTTTTGTTCTTTCACCATAGCTGGTTGACAAACGTTGCGCTAAAGCAACATAAATATCATTAAATTCTGCAAGTTTGTTATTTAATTTTTCTGCCTGCTGACTAGTAATTTTACCACTATCAAGATTCTTATTTATTTGCTCTTGAATTCTTTGCTTAGACTTAGAATAGTTAGATGATACGTCGGTTTCAGCAGAATATCCATACTGTCTATAGATCTGTCTAATCTTCTTATAACCTTCCTCACCATACTTGTTAACATAATATTCGTAATCATTCTTAAGTGACTGGAATTCGGTGAATGCTTTAGCTCTCAATTCATTTTGCTTATCGCCAGTTGCTTGTGTAACTGCAGTCAAATCAGCTTTAATAGAATTCAGATATGCGGCTAGGTTTTTCTTTTGCTCGCGTGATTCTGCTGTTTCAACTTCAGTCTTATCTCGACTATCAAACTCTTCTGAAATATCCACAAATTTATCAAACATTGCATTTTCTTCATCTTCACTAACATCCAAATTCTGGAAGTAATCTTCCCAATTATCTAGTAATTGCTGTGCAAGTTGTGAGCGTTCTTCGCTTGTGGGTAAGCTATTTAATTTGCGTACATATTCTAACAATTCGGTAGCAGATGCTTGTGATAATTCGTCGGCAACTGTTAGGCCATGAGCTGCAGCATATTCATCTAATCTGCTAACTTCACCAGCATCATCAGCATGTCTACCTTGAACGCCACTTTCAGCAGATACAGATTTTCTTTCAATTTCTGTTTTAAGCCAGCCTTTTTTCATATTGCTCAAAACAAGTTCGAATGCTCTATGACTAAAGTCAAGATTGTTTACATACGGAAGATTTGGATCAGCATCGTATTTCAGCAAAGCAGAATATACTTCACCATGGTCCATATCAAATGCGTATTTAACATTCTTCATAGCGCGCGTTATTTCGCCATCAGTGGTTCCCATATAATTATTATATCTTTCTTGTAACGCTTGTACATTAGGATATGTATCATTATCATTATACCTTCGCATATATGGTATATATGTTTGTATAGCTGATAAATAACTATCAATATCTGCGACTGACCGTAAGTGAGCGTTATTACCATAAAATGTTTCAATCAAAATATTGCGCGACATCGTAGTATTAGATGTGTCATTGATATATGCATCAATATCACCTTTCTTAATGCCACCAGGGCGCTTAGCATTCTTTTCAGTTTTTTGAGCTCGCAATTTATTTACAAAGTCTTCAGAGAAGCCAAGTTTATATAACTGGTCAAAGCTAGTTATATTATATCTTGATAACATTCCGCAAATGGTTTTGTAGTATTTATTTCTCTTCCAAGGAACTTCTTTACCTTCAAAATTACCATCCGCATCAGTTTTAGTGATACTAACCTCACCTGTTCTAGACATGGTTAATACAGTATTATTTCTATCTGGAATATATGAAGTGTTCTTACTTTCAATACCATAATTCAATAAGAATTTATCTTGAATTTGGTTAGGAACACCATAAGCTGTCCACTGACCATTCTGGCGATACATTCTTACAACACGTTTAGCATTGAGTAATCTGGTTAAGTCTTCAGTTAAACCTTCAGCATTTGGAATAATTTCGCCAGTATCAACATTCATTTGATATTTACCAAGAATATCTTCTGAAATATTGTTATTCTTTGCAATATCTCTAATTGTCTGTAACTGGTTACCGTCAAAGCCGAAGCCATATACTTTACCATCATTAGTGATATAAATAGTGTCAACAGCTTTATTATTTGCATCGAATTGGTCTTGTAGAATAGCTTTGTTAGTTTGAGCAGATATAGATGTCAACGAATCAAATAATCTATCAAATCTTGCAAATTGTTCTGTACCTGTTTGAGTAGTTGCAACCGCTTGTGTATTGATTGGTGATGTATTTTTGTATGCCATCGCAGCTTTGTAATTACTAAATGTTCTAGGACCCACCATGTATTTAACATTTGTAGCAGAACTCTCAATATTTTTTATCAGGCTTCTAATTTCACCGTTTACTGCGACCTGTCCTAACTGAATTACTGCCGTAGAAGACTTAGCATCATACCTCACAATACCACCCATTTCTGAGCCAAATTTATCGTAAGCAACAGTTTCAATCTCTATATTTATCGGCCTTTTACCTGTTGCCAATGCAGCATCGTAATTTTCATTTATACCAAAAGGTTTTAAAAGTGAATTTTTAACTTCACTATCAGTATAGCTTCGTTCACCAAACTGGCGTTTAATGAAGTTATATCTAACCTTAGTGTACTGCGCTACAATCTTACTAAACTGTTCGTTTGTCATTGACTTCATTGCAGCTTTCAAAGTAGGATTACTGATATGACTTACCCAAAAATCTCTATCTTGTAATTTCGAATCTTCAATATATTCATCGCCGAATAATGATTTCATTTCATCAATGCTCAATATAACATCACCAGCAGAAGAAACTCTCAGCTTAGGTCTGCCGTCAATAGCTTTTCGTATGGCTTTTTCACGTATTGTAGTTTTACTTTGTAGCGCACCCAATTCAATTTTCAGTGTCGTAGGCGAATATGATTCTGTTATTACAATTTGATTATTAAACCGTTTTAATAGACCCAATTCACTTTGCGTTTCGACAACGGTTTCTTGCTTACCATTATACTTAAATGATTCAGTGTATAAGTTATCTTGCGATTCAAATGCTTTGCCAACGGTACGCATGTAATTATTCGGCCTAGCGTATGAAGCTTCCAAACTAGTATTTGCAACGCGTGCGTTGAGTTCATTTGCAAAGAGATAAACATAAAATTTATCTACAAAATCTGCGCGTTCATTTGGATTAGTAATTATTGCTTCAGCTGTTTGTCTAGCAGTTTGCTCATCACTAATTTTCTTATATTTCGTAGCTAGAATATATTCAGTAATGTCAGCTTTAAAGCTTTCGAGTGCCTGACTAGATTTTGACCTTTGTGCTTTTCTCAATTCTTTTGCAAACAAAGTACTTGCTACTTCATCGCTAAGCGATTGATCAAAGCCGGTCATATTACCTATAGCATGAATCATCTCATGCTGTAATGTTTCTTGTATACTAGCATCAGATTTGCACTCAGCAATGTCTATCATAATATAGCCACCGATACCGTTTGTAGGTACCGAATAACTAGCAGTCCAGCCATAACTATTTAATCCTCTTACAAAATATATATTATAATCTACAAAGGTAGGACCTAACATTGTTCTAGCTTGCTCGGATATGAAATTGCTTAATCTATATCTAGATTGCTCACCGTCTGCAGCATTCTCGGCCACATTCCCTCTTGTCATTGTTTGAATAGCTCCAGTATTAAACATTGTTTGAATAGTATCAGTATGTACAGCAACATTATTCGGAGCAATTTGAAAACTGAAATTATCTGATAAAAAGTAATTTAAAGAAGATAAGAAGTTAGATTTAGCACTAGAAGTTGTTTGTGTTCTTGGATCAAGGCGATAAGCATCATACGCTGTTAGAGCTTTAGCTAGTGCTTTGCCTCCATCCGTGAAATTCTTAGTATTTTGTATTGCTGTAACAAATTCTTTTACACTAAAACCATCACTAAAATCATAGTTAAAGTTTAAAGATTCGGTAAAGAATTTTGCAGCTGTTGCAACATCTGCAGTAGTTTGCGATATATCTGCCACAAAGGCAAATTTATGACCGTTTCTTGTTCTTATAGCATCATCATTTGTTAATCTATTGATTAGTTCTCCAGTACCTGTTAAATCACCAAGTCTAGATTTAACCGCATCAATGGAACTATCAGGCGCCGAATCAATGATTGCTCGGTTGAGCGTTTTATATGCCTGTGCTAAAACATTCTTGGTCGCAATACTTGTTGTTTGATTCTGATATTGTTTAAAATAATCCATCAACTTATTCATTGACTTTTTAGAAGTCCACTCTAATTGTGAAATCAATGAATTGTTTTCAGAGAATATCATAACGTAAGCAAGCTGCTGTCTTTGCATTTCTTGAGAGATATTTTCAAAGCCAAGATTATTTCTGGCAATTTGTTTATCGATCACTCTCAAAATATCTTTATCGGCATTCTTTGTAATATCATATGCCATATACTGCGATACGCCCATATTAAGTATTTCAGCATTCGTATGACTTTCAAATAATTTTTGATGAATATATAGATTACCATCAATTACAAATACTGACGGAATATTTGCTTTAGTATTAACAAAGGTATAAACGTTGCCCTTCGTATTAGTAGCGGCATTAAACATACCTCTCATCACTTTAGCATTTTCAGTTTTCGTAGCAATGATTGTACTATTGAATGCTTTCGATGCAGCACTGCTAGCTGCTTTACCGCTAGCACTGTTATCTAAAGTAGAATTTGATATTTCAATTAAGCGATTACCTGTAGCTTCGAGTTCGTCGTAAAACCATTTTGCACCAGCAACTACAGCATCCTGTCCGAATTGTTGCTGGAGTCTCATCAAATATATCGAATAAGCATTCTTATAGTTTTCATTAGCTGCTTCGATTTTAGTATCAATATCTTCTACTGACTGCCCATCAATAGTCGCAGCCAACCCTTGAATATCAGCGTCAATATCCGCGTCAGTCGCAGTAATATCTACAGCATCGGACTCGAGTAAGCCGTAAGTAATTGCTCTTTCAATTTCTGAAGTTCTTTCTTGATAGTCTGCAGGGTTTTCAATTTTAGATTTTTGCTCATCAGAAAGATTATTATATTCTTCAATCTTCTGAGCATCCATTTTCTTAACTTGTTCGGAAACACTTGCTACTGAATCAGCAGTTTTTATACTGTCGTTTACAGCTTCAGATACAGTTTTACCTTCATAAGTTGTAGTTACAGTTTTACCTTTACGAGTAACAGTTAATTTTAAGTTAGAACTGAATTCTTTGAGTTTCTTTTTAAATGCATCGCCTTGAGCTTTCTCAGTATAGTACCTAGCTAAAGTCATTAGCTGCGAATCTGAAAATTTACCGCCGTATTTCTCTTTTATACTTTTTAATAAACTTTCTCTACCTTCGGCTAGTGCTTTTAGGTCAGATTCACTCATAGACGCGAGAGCTTCTAATGCAGATGAAATATCGCCATCTGTGCCAATCATCTCTTTTAGCTTCTTAAGCGTTTGCTTATCGCTTTCACTCAATTTTGATAGATTAACATCATCCAAAGAAGCAAATGCTAATGTGGTATTACCGTCATCAGTCGATAATGATTGTAGTAAAGCAACTTCATTCAAATTTAGCGGTATATCAATGCCATTTTGTCTAGCATATACTTTAATATCATGTACTTTTACTTTAGAAACTACCGTTTCACTGACACCCATGATGCCGCCCATGATACCACCAGTTAAACCAGCATAGCCGATATTATCGATACTTAAATTCGAATAATCACCTGTAAATATACCGTAGAATATGCCCTGACCGGTTTCTGAAACTACTTCTTCTAAACCTTCACCGATGAAGTTATGAATTATTTTTGTAAATAAATTCATCGAACCAAAGCTTTCAAATGTTTCTGAAATACCTTTTGAGCCGAAAAAGTCATGACCAGACATATTTTCAGTTGCATATTCAATAGCTGTTGAAATTGCGGTATACCCGACAGCGCTATATATTGATAAATCTGGATTCTGTTGTATATAATCTTCAGCAGTTCTACCTGACATTGAAGCATAGTAAATACCTGTGCCTAAACCAGGTACAACCATATTTAATGCTAGCGGCACCATATCTACCATACTACTTCCGACATTATACGCAATTTTCCAGCCATTATAATTACTTACGTATGGTGACGTTGTATATGCATTTGGTAATGCTTGATATAATAAAGTATCTAGCGGTATAATATCTTCAGCAACAAAATTCTTAACATCTTGCTCAAAATCGCTAGAAAATATACTGCCTATAGCGCCAACAGCCATCGCTGCGACATCGATTATGCCTTCTACGACATTGCCAAGTTCTGTTACAGGTAAGGCAATAATTGTGGCAATTGACGACCATACTTTTTCAGATTCAGATGCGGCTTCCCATTCTTGGTATCTCTGTCGCTCCGCATTATTATAATCAACAGTTGTTAAAAATTCTTGATAACTTGCACTAACTGATGCTTGGACTTTCGCATTGGTATCATCTGCTAATTTCTGCATATAATTTATAGAAGATTTTGCAGTATCTTCCGATAAACTAGCAAATGTTTCACTAGGCATATCGCCAAAGTAACCTTCATCAAGCATACCTTGATAACCTTTTTCGTTATAAGTTTCTAAGAACTTACTATAATCACCGTCAAATTTATTTTTAACGGTCCATTGTACCCATGCATTCTGTGCAGAATTCATAGTTTCATCAGAACTATAGGCGCTAGATATGGCCGAACTAGCGTCTATAGTATCCGACATACTCGAAAGGTAGTTAAGTATTTGCGCCTTTTCATCTCCAGAAGTATACGCGTTATTATACTGTTCCGGTAAACGTTCTGCCAGCGATTTACCGTTCGCTGCCAGATTATACAGATAGCTAAGCGACAATGTCGGATTAGTTATTGAATTATAATCTGAGTATTTAAACACCGAAGAACCATTCGATGCTGCCATATTTTTTAAAGTATCATACTGATTGAATGTTGTATTGTTTGGATTTTTTATAACTAATTTCGGCATTATTTACCCCATCCTATTCCAAATGAATTTGCGGTATCGTACGTTATGACTGATCCTTGTGCAATAGGTGTAAGTGAACCATCAGAATTTTTTAGATTTGCAAATCTCCAGCCATATGTATTATCTTTAACAGATTTTGATATTCTAGTACCATTTCTAGTATATGAATATTCTATCTTGGTGCCATAGCCAATGCTTCCCATTCCTACGTATATAAATTTACCATCTTTATACTGAATTGCATATCCACTAGTAACTTCGCCAAATGCATCTTTATTCGTTTTAGTATTTAGCATGATATACGTACCATCTGCAATTTTACCGTCATTTGCGGCATCAATAATTGCTTGAAAATATTTATCTGAATCAGATGGTATATTATTCTCTAATACTACTGACATCAAAATATCTGTAGTTATACCATCTGTTGGTATGCCAGATTCAAATGTATAATCTGTCGGATAGAATACTCCATTTGAATATTGGTAATATGAGCCATCAGTACTAACAACATACGAACCGTTTGTTAATTTACCATCACTCACACTTTCTATAATACTATCACCAAATTTTTCACGAATATCAACATCAAATATATTCGTAGTAATACCGGCATCGCTTGTATCATAGCTTTCAAATGACCATTCCTCATCCACGACAACATTGCCATCATCGTCATAATCAAATAAACCAGCGTTGGTAGCTCTAAAGTATAAACCATTATCTGATAGCCAGTCCATATAATCCTTGCGAATACTGTCTTTTTTATCGCTATCCATCGTATCCCAAGCAGAACCGTATTTTTCTCTGCCTGCTTGATCTGCAATTTTATATATCGCACTATCTGTTGTATCGTACTCATCGGATAAGCCGCTACCTACACCAAAAGGCTGATAACCATTTAAAATTTGGTCTATTACTGCATAACCAGCATCCGTGAGTTCATAGTCGCCGGTAGATGTCGTAGTCAATAAGCCATTATCTGCTAATAGCTGATAGGGATCGACCGTAACAGTGTTGCCGTCATCATCGGTTTTAGATAGTGAATCATTTCCCAATATTGTTGCAGCGATTGTTCTAACTAGGCCAGTCATCATAGAATCTGCCATTTCCTGATATTCTACAATATTTGCATAAGTACCATCATCATTCTTTTTACCGAGTACCGATTCAATTGCAGATTCATAACTTGATGAAAGCTGTTCAGAATATTCAGCAGCGTATTCATTTATGGTTTGCGATATTTCATCACTTGTTTCTTGACGCGCTTGCGATAATTCACTTGCTTGAATGGCTTGTGCACCAGTACCTAGGCTGGCACCCATTTCAGCAGCAATATTACCTTGTGTTTGATAATCAATATCAGCTTGTATTTCAAGAGCACGATTCTGTTCTTGTAATTGTTTCTGTAATGATGTTACTAATGCGTTATAACTCTCATCAAGTTCGTATACTTCTTTATACTTTGTTTTTAGTAAGTTGTAAGTACTTCTATTTTCATCAGTTACTTCGGAACCGAGTACTGTTGTGGTAATATCAAATACTTTATCAGCTGAAGCAATATCACTGCCCAATAAGGTTGACGAGCTGTATGTTTTGTTTCCTGGGTTTATTGACAGACTTGGCATCAGTATCCTCCTTTAAATAACTTACTTTCGAAACAATTACTGGACTTGCTTTAAAACTTATATATTTATCTACAATTGACATTATCTTTTTAAAATATAATGTGTCGTCATATTGTACTGTCATATACGCACGCAAAATGGTTTGCAAAATAGATGAAATGATTGTTACAGAATACATTAACATTTTCAATAATGTTGCAGTTGTATCAATATCTTCTTTTGCACTAAAACCGATCATGGCTAATGCAAACATTATAGCTACTGACATAACAGTGCTTGTAATGAAATATCCCCACTTATGTTTATTCGCAGAGTTTCTATCATCGACCAAACCATCAGATGTTTGGCATAATGTTAGAATATTCGCTGAGCTAAGCTTATGTAGTTTCATAGCTTTACGCTCAATCTTTATAATATATCTATTCAAATAATAGCGTTTACTTTTAGTAGGTAAACCCAGCTTTTTGTATAACCAATTTACGAATTTTATATATAACGGTAATTTAAAATTCTGTTCTGTAAGATTACCTACGTGATTCGCTACAAATAAATTGTAATTTCTAATATTTTCATTATCGATAAACTTATCAAAATGCTGTGGGTCGGTCACTTCTCTATCTAGTGCGTCTAATACTGTCATTTTATTATCTAAATATTTGGCGCTTGTTCTAACACTATTTTCAACACTAGCATACCAAAAGCCTTTTGCACTAACAGCTAAGATTGTCATAACGCCGAATTCGGTTAATGTTTGTATACTCAGAGTCCGAATAGAACCCTGAGCATACAATACCAAATATATTACAACGAATGTTAAAACTGTTGTTACAATACCTAGACAATTAAGTATTACTTTTTTCCAAGTATTCATGAATTACCTCACGAAATTCTACGCGATTTTTTAACTGTACTTTGTACAGCCTCCAGCTTAGCAGTTGTTTCAGCTAATGTGGTTTTTAATTTATCAATTTCTTCAGATTTTTCTGTCAGTAATTTTTCTGCAGCATCTTTACTAGCCTTCAAATTTTCAGCTAATTGACTGTTGTCTTTATAAAATAACTGGTCGCACAATAATTGCAATTTTGCTTTTGTTTCATCCGACAAATTAGATGAATTAAAACATTCTAAAACAAAATTTGCAAGATTAACATTTGATTCATTTGATGCTGTTATAGCTGCAGTTACATCAGCTGTCACAGTGCTTACTTTATCAAGTAATTGCTGTATCAATGTGATGACGTCTGAATATGTACCCAGCTTTTCAGTCATTGTGCTGAGTAAATCAATCTGTGCAGCAGCACTAGTTTCGCTGTTCTTTTTCGCAGCTTTTAATTTGATTAAGGCACCAGCAAATGCGATCAATGTAATTACTACTGAGCACAGGGTACTTAATGATAAATAATCAGATAATTGCCAAGTCATACGATTGTATTCTCCTCTTTTTTGATTTTATATTCTGTGTTTGCCAGTCGTTTATATTTTACCAGCAAATCATGGATTTTGTAAATATCATCAACAGTAAATGATTTCTGTTTAAAATATTTATCTAATGATGATTCAGTATTCTGTAATACTTCAATGTTTGAGCTTTGTGTTATTTTTTCAATGTTATAATAATTTGGAATGTTTGTTCTCGTCATGTTATTCCTCCTGGTAATGTGCGGTACTTAAACGAAATACTACTGATTTGTGGTTTACATAATGTATCATATTCATATGTATCTGGATCATATGGTGAATTCTTTATTATAAGCTGAAGATATGTGAATGAGGCAATAACTGTAGGAACCATTCTATTCTTAGCTCTTTCGACAGTTAAGTCATGTTCTTCTTCTAATTCTTTTTCGGAATATTTATTTGCATATATCTCGAATTCATGTCTAAAGCTCAATTCGTTATAATCCATTCCACCTCGCAATTGACGCTTGTTATACTCACCGAAAGTAAATGTTGTAGATAATAGCTGTTTTCTATAATCTACTGAATTAAACAACTGGATAGCGCTTTCCCATACCCAACTGATTTGGGTAGGTTCATTCGATGCTTCTAGTCTATCTGCATATATTTCATATAATAAATTACCAACGTTGTAATTATACCAATCAGTAGTGAAGTTATAAATTACAGTATCACCATCATAATTACACAATAATTCAACATTTGTTTCAGTTTGTACAACATGATAAACTTCATTAACAGGTAATTCCCAATACCACCAATTACTTGTATTTGGATCGTACACTAGTACAGGAGTAGTACCATTACTTTCAGTTCTATTTAATATAAATAAAGACAAATATTTGTATTGAGCAATTTTAATACTTTTTGTTTCATTCAAACACTCAATAATAAATGTACCCAAATTTATTGTTAGCGGTACAAGACTGCGTTCATCTGATTGTATATTTTCTTTCATCTGGACACTTGAAATATCATCAGATGTTACAGTAGCAATATAACTAGTTATTGGTAATGTGGTTACTGCATTTTCAAAATCACAACCTTTAGATTTGGCAGTATTTGTTATTAACCAGCGGTATACTGTATTATCATCGCTATCTGTTGTAGTTGTACGATATATCAAATATGCGCCATCTTTATGAAATACCCAGAAACTAGTATCAGATACACGAATTGCTGCGGTGATTGATTCTGAGACTGCAAAGTATTTGTATGGATCAAAGAATTCTATTGTTAACTTTTCATTTGCAGCACCTGTACCAAATATATAGTGCTCCATTATAAACCAATAAGTATTTGCTAGATAGAAACCAGTTATAGGTTTGTCTCTAATATCTGTTAATACAGGTATTGTTGTAGAATCGCGAACATTCAAAATTTTTCGCGGGATAACTACTCGCTGTTCCAATAATAGCGTACTACCATCATGTACAGCAATAGTTAAGCCATCATTTACTATCATAGCTGATAATGCACTAAATTCATTAACACCTGTTTCTTTTTCAGTATATTCAAAATTTTTAGAATACTGAATAAAAGTATTAGAATTTAAACTGCATACGATAAATATCTTGCTATCTGCACCATATTTCATTGTGATAGCAGTGTTAGCGACCGAAATATATGGGTTAGAATAATTATCAACACTGTATTTTGCTGCATCCGATAAATCAAAATCTCCTAATGACGTACTATGAATTTCTCGTTTAACCCAGTTGATTGTGCCGACAGATAATTCATCGCCTGAAGTTTTGACGTCATATTCCATCCACATTGCTATAGCAAGAGTTTTCTCACTAGAATAACTGTTATTCCACCGAAGATATATTTTGGTACCACTAGCCATACCGAAACCTCCAGTAGTCGATGTTTTTGCAACACTCCCACCAGATAATAATGATGAATAATCTAGCGCTACTTGATATTGCGCTTTAATATTTGATAATATAGGTTCAGTTGATGTATTCTGTGTAATTGTGGTAGTACTAGTAGCGCCTTCAAATATCAGTATAGCATACGATTTATTTACAGCAGCTACATACGGATAAGCGAATCGATTACCTTCGGATGTTGCTGGAATATCTCCTCCAGCAGTACCACCGAGCGTAATAGCTTGCTGTAATGCCAATTGTGCGCCGTCTTCTGTAGATGTTCGATCCAGTTTATATATTGATATTACTGTAGAATATACATTTTTTGTAGTTCCAGATATTGTAGTACTACCTGTTGATAAACTAGCCGTTGTTATACCACCACTTTCAGACGTTGAAACTGGTGTTTTTGTAACATTACTAGTTAATGCTAATATGTAGTCGTTATATAACGGCATACAGAAATAAGCATTTATACCATTATTATTTTCATCGCCATCATTATCGTAAACATATCCCTCAGTAATAAGTGCGGCACTAAATTCAATATCATCTATAATATCAACTGTTAGTGTGTATAGCGTAAATTTACCTTTCCACCAAGCAAAGAAATCGAAAGTGGAATTAGATAAATCGGTAATAGTATATGTAAAGCAATATCCAAATTTATCAGATTTATAATTTTTTGTAGTATAATTATATTCTTCGTTAATATAAGCCGCATTGAATGTCAGCTCATTGTATGCTTTAGTCCATTTAGCATTTTTATATACGTATAATGTTAATCCGACTGTCAATACACGGTCGTCAATATTACATCTACTATAATCGATAAATAAAAATATTGAATCGCTCAGCCATCTGAATTCGCGACCTCCACCAAAAATACTGGTGGTTTTATCTAGCATAGTTTCTTTCAAGTACTCAGTAACGCTATAATCTTCAGTAGTTCTAACATCTTCTGGAAGATATTCTTCATTGTACATATACTTATTCAGTATATTATACGCGGAAATTTTTGGGCTATCCGCATCCACTATTTGAATTTCACCTTCGATATGGTTAAAACCAGAATCACTATCGAATTTTAGAAAGTCGAGAAATCCGCTAGAATCAGAGATTAAAAAATATATTGAATTTGTTGCAACGCTTGCTTCAGTAGCAAAGTATTCTTGTGGAATAACATTTGTACCAGTTTGTATATCAATTAACGCTATCTGAGTATTATCTTTATAGCATTCTAATGTTTTATCAGTTTTAATAAACAGATATTCGGTTTTGTCATTATCTGTAAAAATATAATACCATTTGCACGGTATG